ATGGGTATAACTGTAGATATTATGACAGCCAGAAAGAACAGACAGATTATAGTTCCAGAGAAGCATGATGCTTTTGAGTTAATAAGACGTGTAGAACCTACTGTACCTATTAACCTTGGTGTAGAGTCGATAATGTTTGTTGGGGACTATATTTATGTAATACCAGGAAAAAGTACAGCACCTTTAAGAAGAATCCATAGGACAACTTTTGCATTAGAAGAGACAACCTTTAATCCTGGTGTATGCTCTAATAAAGCTCTCGTAGAAGATGACATACACATATACCTAACAGCTTCATCTAAAGTATATAAGATAGACAAGACAACTTTTGAGAAAGTTGCTGAGCTATCTCACGGAGCAGGTACTAGAACATACATTTCTCAAACAGACACTCATATATATGTAGCTGGTGAACAAACCAATCCTGTTGTACAACAGATTGAGAAGAGTACTTTTAGTAGTTTTACCACAGTATTTACTAGAGCTGGTTATAGCATAACAGATGTAGAAGCTTCTGGAGACTACCTATACATAAGAGCCTATAAAAACTTTATTAAATACAGAATTTCAACAGACAGTATTTTATATGATATAGAGTATGAGGATATGAGAGTAAGTGGTACTTATGGGCACGGATTTTTTATTACTAGCCGATATGTATTTATACCAGAATCATATAGTAACACTGGCATCTATGTTTTAGACGCAGATGATCTATCATTAGTAACATATATTTTTGATGCAGACAATGCTAAACCAATAAGTGGCGAAGGGTCAATAACTAAAAGTGAGAATTATGCATACTACACAGCTTTTGGTAGTGGTGCTGGTGTCGTTAGGATACACACCACAACCTTTGAAGTAACATATATTGAGTCAGCTTCATACCTCCCTCATATCTATGAAAAGTGCAATGCAACAGACGGTGAACTTTTTGTTACATCAGATGGTGATACAGGGGCAATTGAAATAAGGTATCTAAACGCATCTATCCCAGACTTTGAGTCTGACTATATAACAGTAGACACTACAGACAGATACCAGACTATTGCTAACTCTTCTAACAGCGACCGTGTGAGTAAACAGCATGTATTTTATACTACCATAAATACTATTTTAAATAATCCAGATGACTTTGTAATTACTTTACCAGAGAACCCAGATGCTAGCACATATTTTAATGGTGTTGGTGCAGGGATGCAGTTTACTATACAAGATACCGTTAAGGGCACAGTATATAATGACAACATCCCTTGGCCTGGAATAGCATCTCTAAAACAAGCTGGTGTGGCAAACTATGCAACTATTACAGGGGAGATAACAGTATCTATCGCAGACGCTTTAGCTGTATCGGCCTACGGTTTCTATAATTATCTAAGTTTAATTCCAGAGGAAGACTGGGACACTATAATGCAATTTAGTGCAAACATTTCTCTAGGGTGTTCTTTTGCTACAATGTCAAGAGAAGACAGAGTTGACTACTATCAACTTCATGAATCCTTTATCCCACACCCTTATGCAAGGGTAAAGAATCCTTATAAGGGATTGGGTCCTAAAGTTCCAACAGTAAAGACAAGCCTAAAGACAATGAGAAGAAGACGTAGTTCAGAATAAGTTGACTTTTATTTCAGCATAGTGCATAGAATAGTTCAGGTAAATTAACAAGGAGAGAAACAATAAATGATTTTACAACACTTATTTACAGCTATTACAATTGAAGATATAGGTTACCTACTATCTTTCTTCGCAGGTATTTTAGGTTCTATTCTAACTGTCTGGGCTTTCTCTTCTAAAGTCAAGCAAAGTCGAGATGATAATATCTCGTTAATTGTAACTAAAGCTTTAGATGAGTATAACGATAAGTTAGAGGACCGAATGGAAAAAAAGATAGCTTGTGCGGACAAAGTTTCAGAACAGAAGATTTTCGGTAGCTTAAGTCGACTGGAGGGCACTCTTAAGGAGAACATTGAATTACAGAAAGAGATAAATGCAAGTAACGCCGAAGAGATAGACTTATTGAAACAGTCTTTAATAGAAACCTATAAGCAAGACATCAGAGACATATACTATAAACTAAGAGAGACTGGTATAATAACAGACACTGATAAATCTTACATTGATAAGCTTATGCCTAAGTATACTAACCTAGGTGGAAACTCAGATGTCCACGCTAAATATGATGAGATCTGTAGAGTTTACGAGAAGATTACAGAGGAGAACTTTCTAAAAGCAAGAGAAGAGTTCTTAAGGAATAAAATAAAAAAAGAAATAAAAGAGTAATTTACTTTCAGAAAGGAAGGTGTCCTGATGGGAAAGCATACTTTCAAAGACGAATATGATGACGATGGTAGCCTAGTTTCTATTACAGAATACGACGAACAAGGCAACGAAGTGTACTATGAAGATGATGAAGGCTACTGGAACAAAAGAGAATATGACGACAAAGGCAACGAAGTTTACTTTGAAGACAGTGACGGCTTCTGGTACAAACAAGAGTACGATTCTCAAGACCATGTGGTCTACTATGAAACCCGTGATGGCTACTGGAGCAAAAGAGAATATGATTCTCAAGGCAACTTAGTTTACTATGAAGATAGTGGTGGCAGAGTAATAGACAAAAGACCCAAAGAAACACATACAGAATCAATAAAAGGAGAAAGAGAAATGATTAAACTTAGCATTGAAGATGCAATTTATGTTACAAGTTGGGCAGCTTATAGTGAAGGCATGAGCCTGTCAAGAGGAGGTTGGTTTAGACTAATAGACCTAGCTAACCTGCCCGAAGAAGAAATTTTTAATGAGTTTAGAAAAGTTGGTCTAGAACCAAGAGGCAGAGACGAGGAACTGGTAGTTCATGATTATGACGATTACACTGGCATAGGCTACTATGAATTATACGGAGAAGCTTATCCACTAACTATCGTAAGTCTTTACGAGAAGCTTTTAGAATTAGATGAAGCTGAGCTTATTGCCTTTATCGGTGTAAAAGAGAATAGAGGTGCTTCTGAGGCTTTAGAGTACTTAGAAGATGGCTATCTAAACAACTATAATTACTATACTGAACAGGGCTTTGATGAATTTCTAGAGGAAATGTTAGAAGAGCTAGTTCAATATGACCCTGACAAAGCACGTCAATACATTGACGAAGACCAAATCAGAAGAGAGTATGAGATGGACATCTCTTACGATGAAGATACAGGCGAACCAGAGTATGAAATAGATGACTATATGCTTGAAGAGATTATCCAATCAATGCCTAAAGAGCGTCTATCTTACTATCTAGATGTAGAAGAGTACAAACGAGAGGTCCTGATGGATGGTTACTATGAAGAAGTCGAAATTGACGGAGAGACTTATTATATCTACGAGATGTAAATGTTATGAGACTTATAAGATTTATATCTGACAAAGAGCTAGACGCTTTGATAAGTTTTGAAACTATAGAGCCTATATACGAAACTGTAGTCTACTTCTTTATTGAAGACGAAGCTATTAACTATGTTAACAAAACTAAATTTAAAAGTTTTTTTGACTACTATGAAGATAATATAGAAAACAATATTATATTCTACTCCTTTATAGCCTCAGATATTTCTGGTATAAAAGACTACGCCATTGTTGTAGATATACCAGAAGAGAGAATAAAGATGCTAGGTGCCAAGTACACGGATCCGACATATCTATTCCTCAATGAAGAATCTAAAGGGGAGACAATATTTATAAAAGAAGCTACAGTTAAAAGTTATTCTATAGACGATTTAGTCGAAGCTTATGAATTAAGTGACAATCTATTTACAATAGACAGAATATATTAAAATTTAAGGAGAGTTAAAGTTATGAAAAGAAATGAGTTTGAAAAAGAAAATTTTCAACCACTAAAGCTGATGATTGAGCAGACAGTCTTTTATTATGGTGTGCATATTAACAACAAAGGCAGAAAAGAATGCCTTCATTGTGGTACCGACTTAACAGACATTTTCGAAAGAGAATCTGATACTGTTAATTTCTGTTACCATTGTGGTTTTGATTTAATTAGCGCCAGAGTCCCAGAGTTTCCTCGCAGACACTCAGATCCAAATTTTAAAGAAATGGATGACTAAGATGATACTAGACTTTGATAGAATCTATCATGGCACAGAAGTGGCACAGTATATGAAAGACATAACTCCACTAGAAGAGAACAAGCCTACCTATTATGCTAATATGATTAGAGGCAGCTACTTTCAACTAACAGAGATACCACTAAAAGAAGTTCTAGATATCTTAAAAGATGACCCAGGTATTATGGATTACTTAGAGTGGTACAACCCAAGATACTATGGTTCAGACTTTGATGGGTTTTACACTCATGATGATGATAGCCCAGCAGACATTGAGGAGCAAGACCTGTATAATCCTATAGTTATCTTTGACGGTATACTTTTAGACGGCTACTCTAGATTATCAGAGCATTTACACAATAGCAACAAAACTTCTATACTGGCATTTATTTCAGTATAGACAAAAAATAAAAAGTTAAAGGAGACATAAGATTATGTTAGAAAAAGAAGAAGTTTTAGAGATTAGAGAACCAATAAAGGTATATTTTTCTGATAGGTTTAAGGATTCGAGCATATGTGCCTATGGGTACGTATTGGACGTAATAGAAAGGGACAGTGACAGCTTCCATGGCTGTGATGTTACTCCTATCTATCGGGTATATGACAAGACAAGTCATTCCATAGTAGCACTAGAAAAAGAAGACCTATTTTATTCTTTTGAAGAATGTAAAAATTATATGATACAAATTTATAAAGAAACTGTTGAAAAGGAGCTCATGCTATTAGAAAGCATGGAGGATCCTAGTAAGAAGACAAAGTTATGAAATCATATACAAGAGTAGAAACAAAGGATACAATACTACTAGGTGTAGTAATAAAAGAAGATAAGGTTACGGACCCAAGAGAGGGCACATATACAATACAAAAGCTATACTGTATAAACTGTAATAGCAATTTAACAAATATGGTAGAATATGATAATAGTGTTAATTATTGTCCATATTGTGGACTAGACCTTATCGGTGGTAGAGTATCACAATTCCCAAAATAAAAAATAAAAGTTAAAGGAGACATAAGATTATGTTATTAAGTATTATGGAACAAGAATGGTTCCAAATTATCCTAGGGGCATTAGCACTAGGAGTTGCAGGTTTAATCACCTGGGCATTTACAATTTTTCAAGCTTGGTTAAACACTAAGATTAAGAATGAAAAACTAAGAGCTGTACTAGATGCGGTACTAGATATTGTTCAAAAATCAGTATTAGCCATACAACAAACATTTGTAGAACAACTTAAAAAAGACGGCAAATTTGATAAAGAGAAACAACAAGAAGCTTTAAAGAAAGCAGTCGACTTAGCCCTCTCTAACATTTCCGCAGAAGCTAAGAAAATTCTAGAAGAAAACTTTGGTAATCTCGAAGACTGGCTTACAATGCAAATAGAGGCTTTAGTATTAAGATTACCAGGACACAGCAACGACATAGCAAAACTTCAATAAAATTTAGCACTAGGGGGTGTCATATATGAATGTTACAGATATACTAGAGGCGATAGATGAAGAGTTCGGTCAAGAAGAAGTTTACATGTGGTCTACGTACATATTACCTAACGGACACTTCCTAAACCCAGACAAGAGTGATTTTTCTACCCCAGCTTACGAACATGAAGACTTTCATTATTGGATAGGGGTTACTTTTGGAATTACTGGGTTTAAGGCACTAGATGACTATTGTATCAAGATGAATGTTACTTACCCTTATATTCATCTACCAAACAACAGACTGACACCAAAACAATTAAAAGCTATTAGAAAGATTATAGACCGTAAGGACCTATTTGAATATGCTTTTGAGGACATAGCCGAAATAACAGATAGCGTTAGATTTAACTCGGATATATCAGAACCTCTATTAGTTTCAACAGAAAATGACAGTATAGTCTTTGATTTATCTATACACAACGCTGATGATATCATTAAAACTATAACACGATCATATTATACAGGTAAGTTTTTATTTGAGTCTTCTAATAGTACAATGGCAAAGCATACTTTTGAAGACGAATATGACGACGAAGGCAACTTAGTTTCTGTTACAGAGTTTGATGAACGTGGCAACGGGGTCTCCTTTGAAGATAGTAGTGGCTATTGGTGGAAAAGAGAGTATGACTCTAAAGGCAACGAAATCTACTTTGAAAACAGCAATGGCTTTTGGCGCAAAAGCGTGTTTGATGCGCAAGGTCACCAAGTCTATTATGAAACCAGTAACGGTTACTGGCGTAAAAGCGAGTACGATAAACGAGGTGACTTAGTTTACTTTGAAGACAGTGATGGCACTGTGATAGACCAAAGACTTAAAGAAACACAAACCGAAGCCTCTAAAGGCCACACCTTTAAGGACGAGTTTGATGAAGATGGCAACCTATTTTCTACTTCAGAGTTTGATGAACAAGGCAACGAAGTCTACTATGAAGACACTAGAGGTTACTGGTACAAACAAGAGTATGATGAACGAGGTAATATGACCTACTTTGAAGATGATGAGGGCCGTTGGTTTAGAAAAGAATATGATTCTCGAGACAACCAAATCTACTATGAAAATGATAGTGGTTTCTGGAGCAAAAGAGAATATGACGAACAAGGTAGATTAGTTTACTATGAAGATAGTATGGGTGAATTTATGGACAATAGACCTGATTCCGTACAAACAGAGTCAACAAAAGGGAATTACTTCAAAGAGGTTTATGATGAACAAGGTGACCTATTCTCTATTTCAGAATACGACTCTCAGGACCGCCAAATTTCTTTTGAAAACGCAGAGGGCCAATGGTGGAAAAGAGAGTTTGACGAGCAAGGTAACGAAATCTATTATGAGAGTAGTTACGGTAATAAAACCACAAGAGAGTACAGTTCTGAAGGAGTTACAATATACAGAGAAGAGAATGATTACTGGGAAAAGGAGTATCTTGACCCTCAAGGCAATGGAATTTACTATGAAAATAGTAATGGCAATTGGTACAAAAGAGAATATAACTCTCAAGGAATTGAAATCTACTATGAAGACAGTAAGGGCAATGTGCTAGACAAAAGGCCCAAAGAAGCACACACGGAATCAATAAAAGGAGAAAGAAAAATGAAACCTACAGATTACGAGAAATTTATTACGAAACAGTTTAAACGAGTATTAGACTATATAGATGTTGAATCACTGCGTATGGAGTTAAATAACGCAGGAGATATGGATACGTACTCCTATTACTTAGGGGCACTTGATATGACAGAAGTACTACAAAAATTATGGGACCTTGCTAGTAAAGCTGATACAGACACTGAGTGTTTCTTACAGGGTGCTGTAGAGATACTTTTCTTCCTTGATAATGAAGAGGACTTAATGACTTTAGAAGATTTTGTTACTCCTGCTGACTTAGAAGATGACCTTAGTGGAGAAGGTAGCCCATGTCAGCACGACTTACATTTAGGTGTGCAGTACGCCCTTGAGTTTGTTCAGAGACTTGTTGATTACAATACTAGTGGCACAGATCTTTCAATTGGAGATTATCTAGAAGGCATCCTAGCTGTGCAAGGACAGCTTCAGAGGTTTATATGAAATACTATATTGTAAAAACAGAAGTAACTAAGAAAGTAGAAAGAGTCTATAGTGTCCTAGCTAATAGTGAAGAAGAAGCTATAGACAAATGGGCTGAGGACAAATTTGAGGACTTCACTGAGGTTACTCTAGGCATTGATGAAGAGAGAGTCAAAGACGTTTTTGAAGAGGGCTCAAAGTTTATATGACAGACAAAAGCAAGGAATCTACACAAGCTGGTAACGTTGCTGTAGGCAAGGTTTACGACTACCCCAGAAACAAAGCAACCTCTAAAGTCTCTATGTTAAAAGGCTTAAAGGTTGATGACAGTCAATTTAAGATAAAGAAGACTAGAAAAGAAAAGAGGTAGTACTATGCTATCTATCCAGGCAAAAGATATTATTAAAAACGAGCTGGGGTTTAGAAACAACAGTGTTGGTTATGGTAGGTCCTATCCCGCACTAGAGGTCTTAGAATTTGAATGCAAAGAACTTTATAATGAAGACATACCGTTTACTCTCTACGATCAAGAGTTAATAAGTGAGCCCACTTATGAGGCATCTGTTGATTTTATAGAAGGAATGCAACAAGTCCTGGGGAAGACTTTATATGCCTTCTGGCTTTGTGCTAGTGAGGAAGATGTAAAAAAGTATTACCCTGATGAATATGGCTATGAATACGAAGATAATATTATCTCTTCTGTGGACATCTATAGCCTACCTAGGTGGCATATGGTATTATCGGATCTTGGCGTAGAAGGAGTCTTGTTTTTGTCCAAAACACCACTAGAAAAAAATTATATTAAAACAATTTATTATGAAGAGGAATAAACTATGGAAAAATTTATAATAGAAACACCCTACGGTTACGTAGAAGCTTTACGTAACAACGATGATGACGTAAGATTTACTGGTGTTCTCAATAGAGCAATGCACTTTGATACCTCTGACGAAGCTTGGGACTTTGTTGATGAATACTTTACTGATGACTATGATGAGCAAGAAGCTTTAGGCATTTATGTTAATAAAGTCGACTATTCAGAGTTAACTGCTCAAGGACCTGAGGAATTTATAATCACTACGGCTTTAGGTTATGTTGCAGGTCTTAAAGATACAACGGATCCTTCAGAAAGAGAAAAAGATGTAATCTTTGTAAATGCTAACCAAATAGACAAGGCAATGAGATTTGCTAGTGAAGAGGAAGCAGAGAAATTTATAAAAACTTATGTTGACGTATATGGCAAATATATGGGTACCGAGGCTGGTGCTTATGTAAGAAAAGTAGATGCTAAGAAGAGACCTGAAGCTAAGTCCTCTGGAATAAATATAGAGCTACTAGGCAACGAGGTAGACTCTCTACTAGATTTAATTAATGACCAACTAGGGGATGACTCCCCAGTTAAAGGTAAATCTTTAGACGGCTTATTATCTATAGCAAGTAAACTACTAGGCAAATAATAATATGAGCAAACCAACTTACATAGATCAAGACAACACAGAACTCTATGACAATTATGACAGATTCCATGGAGACAGTCCTGTGCCACAAATGCTACTAGATGCTGAAGTTGTAGCACAAGACAAATACAATCAAATAAAAGTGTTTATAGACTACCCGATAGAGGGCAGTATCTTTTGTCTTGGTGGAGATGTTGGTAGATCTACTGTAGACGCTGAAGCTGGTAAGAAAGCTTTTGTACATAAGGGTAGATACAATCATCCTGTAAAAGGTTGGTCCAGTTCCATTTCTTATTGGCACCCTTTAACTTATATAGAAGAATGTCTACTTCTATTTCAAAGAAAAGGTGCAACTGTAAAAACAATAGAAGAACTAATAGAATCCCGAGTAGTCGACTACGACTTAGAAGAAGTATTTGGTCCTCTTGAGGGAGAACTATTTTATCCAGTAATAGATTACATTCACGAAGATCAAGAGGGTCTTCACAGAGCAGTGTATGCTTTAATTAAAGACATAGATTTAATACCTGTGATTATTATAAAATAACAAGAGGAGAAGTTATATGGATTACATAGAGTTTATAAGTTCAGAGCAATCGTGGTTAGACTTCTTAGACTATGAGGAGTCTAAAGGAGATTACAAAGACACAAAGCTAATAGAAACAATCACTAAAATATTAGCACATAAGGCTTATATCAAGTTTAATCAACAATATCTTAGCGATTTTAAATTACCAATAAAAAGAGAATTAAAGAAACACAATACCAAAAAGACTAGAACTGTTTATGTATATACGGGCTATGGCATGGCTTTACTAAAACTAACAGCTTTCTATATTCTCCAAAAGTACAATGATAAGTTTTGTGAGAATTCTATAGCCTATACAAGAGGCAGATCCGTAAAGACAGCATTTACTTTATTAAAGTCTTATAAATTAAAACCGAATGACACAGTCTATAAGAATGATTTTACAGATTACTTTAATTCAATTCGTGTAGACAGACTAGAAGATAAAGTAAGGATTTTTCTAGAGGACGACCAAGAGCTGTGTGACTTTATCATCCAAATTCTTAAAGAACCCAGAGTAAAATCTAGAGGCGCTATTATTGAGGTACCTACTAAAGGGGTTATGGCAGGCTCCCCCATATCAGGAATTCTTGCAAACATCTACATGGATGATATAGACAAGCAGATGTTAACTAAAGGTTACAAATATATCCGCTATGCTGATGACACTCTTATTGTAGGAGAAGAGGCATTAGAGTACTTTAAGTCACAGATAAAACTTCTAGATATAAAACTCAACCCTAAAAAAGAAGAAATCATGAACATAAGAGATGGCATTGACTTCCTGGGCTTTACTTTTAAGAGGGGTACTATAGACATCTCTGAAAAAGCTAAAGACAAAATGAAGTCTAGACTAAAGCGCAGAGCCAAGTGGTATAGACAGTGGATGCTAAAAAGAAATGTAAAAAAGGAAGTAGCTATAAGAGATTATATTAAGAAGATAAACTATAAACTGTTTTCTGACCAAGACGACTCTATTAACTGGTCCAGATGGTATTTACCAAACATAAATACTAAAAAGACACTGAAGTATCTAGACAATTATTTTGTTGACTGTATCAGATATTTAGATAGTGGCACATGGACAAAAGGTAAGAGTTTTTATAGACTTTCTTATAAAGACATCAAAAAACTAGGTTTCAGAAGCTTAGTTAATGAATATTATAAGAGAAGTGTGTGGTAACCTAAGGAGCAACACACACTCATACTATATAATATAGTGTAAGGGTATATAACATAGTACTAGTATTTACTAGACTATTTAGGTAAGTCAACAGTCCTATAGACTCCAAAGCGTTCCTAAGCGCCTATAGAGACAATTGACAAATACAATAGGAGAGGAAGCTTTCACTTCCGTTAGCTGTCCTCTCAGATCGGGACGATGCTCCTGTGTCGATCAGCGTCCCGATCTCAGTCAACAACTTATATACTAAAGAAATAAAAATTACAAGAGAAAGAGGTAAAACATGGAGAATATTAAACAGGCCAGAGGTGTAGTAAAAAGTTTTAATCCTATAAAAGGATACGGCTTTATATCTTGCACTGAATCTCTTGATGAAGATATCTATGTCCACTTCTCTCAAATTCTTATGGATGGCAAGAAAACTTTAAACGTTGGTGACGAAGTTGAGTTCCTGTACAAAGAGTTTGAGGACAGAGGTCTTAGAGCGTATCAAGTTAGAAAGATTTAAAGAATAATTTGAAAGGTGGTATTTTATGGACCACATATATATCTACTATGTAGATGATTATGAAAAAACCGTGTCCTTTGAGGTACAGCCATATCCTATCTATGAGAATAGTTATCACGATGAGCTAGACTTTGAAAGTTTCCAGGAATTTATTACGGAGTACGCTGAGAATGCTTATGCCTATAGAGTTCATATAGACAGAGAAGATCAGGACAAGCTCGATAACTATTTTGGTTATGACATATTACACTGAGGTATTTTATGCCTAACTTTAAAGACAACATTTACGAAGGTCAGTGGGTCGTCGAGTATATAGAAGAGATAACTCCATTTGAAGATGACATCCCTGAGCGCTGGCTCAATACATTAGTTAGACCAAACACCTTTGAGCTTAAGAGTATAGACATTAATGAGGTACTGAATGATCCATCTTTCAAGGACTTTTTTGACTTTTACTCACCACGATATAAGTACTCAGAATTTGATGGGTTTTATGTTGATGCAGACTATAACCCAGTCGACTTTGTATCTGAGGAGACACTATACTCTCCAATAGTTATAGTTGATGGTAGTATCATTGACGGCTACTCGAGAGCAGCAGAATTACTTCTAGCTGGTGCAAGTACCATTGAGGCTTTTGTTAACATTTAGGGTGATTCTAACTTAGCACTATGCAAATAGAGGTGAAAATATGAAGGGTGGCTTAGCAGATAAAATGTCTATAGAGGACATTGCTAAAAAACACAACATACCAGTTGAAACTATTATTGAACAAGTAGAGATTGGTTATGAAATAGAATTTGAACACACAGATGACGGGTCTATCGCTTTAGAAATAGCTTTAGACCACTTAGTCGAAATTCCTGATTACTATACAAGACTAGTAAAAATGGAAGAAGAGGCTAAAGAAAATTTAAGGGAACAGGAGAATGATTATGAGTAAAAAACTAATCAAGAATAGACAGTTTAACGTTGGTATTGTTGAATCATACAAAGCTAAATCAGAGGACAAGGGGCACGGAATTGACAGCCCAATCCTAGGAGAATTTTTTGTTAAGGGTATGACTGTAGAGAATACTATAAGTCAAAATAGAACTAAGTATCCTACTGAGGCATGGTCTCAGAGAAACGCTTTTGGTTCTGGAGGAAAATTCCTCGATGAGAGTGGTAAGCTAAAACCTGCGACCTTATTTGGAAGCGTAGACCACCCTACAGATGACAGAGCAGAGCTTTTACTATCTGAAGCAGCTATTGCTTGGTATGATGTTAAAAGAAACGATGATGGATCTTGGGATGGTAAAGCTGATGTTTTAAACAATCCACAAGGTAAAATTGTCAAGACTTTCTTAGAGTATGCTAAAGAGCGTGGGGGTTCTGGTTTACTTGGCGTATCTTCTAGAGCTTTAGGAGAAACAAGACTAGAGGAATCATCTGAAGGTCAATATGAGTCTATTGTTCCTGAGAGTTTTGAACTAATGTCATTTGACTTCGTTTACAATCCATCTTTCCAAACAGCAACAGCCGTTTTAAACGAGTCAGCTAAGGGTGGAAGAAAAACTTTAACTGAGTCAATCAAAGCCTTAGCTAAAGAAGATGAAGAGCACGCTGATGTCTACAATAAAGTTATTGAAGATTTAGAACAAAGATCCAAAGAAAAGTCTACTAAAAAAGAAAGCAAGACTGTAGACCAAGCTAAGAAAGAATATTATAAAACTTTAAGGGCTAAAGAGAAAGACTTATACAATGCGCTATATGACTTAGAAGAAATGTCTGAAGAAGACTTCAAGAAAGAATACGGACAAGTCGACAAAGCTAAAGTAGAAAAGAATATGAAAGCTGAGTACGAAGAAGTCTTAGCAGAAATTCAAAAGCTAAAAGAACCTAAAGTTGAAAATAGAAAAGAGGACAACATGCCTAAAGAAAAAATAAATGAAAAGACAGTTATAGAAGCTAAAATGTATAATATTGAATTACCTAAAGATAAGGCTAAGAAATTAGCTCAAGCTTTAAAGGATGAGAACATTTACTATGAACCATCAAGTGCTGGTGACTTAATTCATTTTGAAATTAAATGTGATGAAACTCAAAAAGAAGCTATCGAAAAATTCTTACAGACTATTAGCGAATCTGTAGAAATCATTAAAGAATCTACTTACGTAATCAATGAAGAGAATAAAACCATAGGTGACTTCGTTGATGAAGCCAAAGAAAAAGAAAAAGACTTGTTTGGTGAAGAAGACGAAGACTCTGACGAAGACTCTGAGGGTGAAGAAGACGACGAAGACCTTGAAGAACTAGAAGCTGAAGAAGACTCTGAGGAAGACGAAGACCTTGATGGTGAAGAAGAGGAAGACCTTGAAGAAGAGGAAGAACTATCAGTCGAAGATCAAATCAAAGAACTGAGAGACCTAGTACAACAATTAGTCGACTTCTTAATGCCTGTAGAAGATCCTGAAGCAGAACTTCTAGATGATGACTTAGAGGGTGAACTATCTGAGGAAGAAGATGACTTAGAATTAGAAGATTCCGAAGGCGAAGAAGACTCTGAAGAAGACGGTGAACTTCTTGGTCTAGAAGAACTTACCGATGAGGACCTTGACGATTTAACTGATGAGGAACTAGAAGCACTTCTAGATAACATAGAGGACTAACACACATGACAAAAGAACAACAAAAGGAATTCTTTGACTTATACGAGACAAGCGAACGAGAAGCTTTAAAGTATTTAAGAAAACAAAGATTAGTACCTGACGAACTTAATGACCTATACAAAAAAGTCCTAAGATATAATTCTATCTATGAACGTGAGGGTTTTGTATCAGAAGATGACTTTGACGCATACTTAGAAGCCAAGATAGACCTTTTCACAGCTTTGGGCATAGAAGACCCAGTATTAAGAGAAAACACTCACCAAGAGGCTAAAATTGTACTCAAAGAAGCTCTATCTGAAGATGTTAATATCTATAGCCTATTCACTTATTGGAGTGTTCCAATAGATGATGTAGCGAAAGAGTACCAAGATGAGTACAGAGAGAACTATGAAGACGAGATTGCTGAGTATGATCATATAGTAGTGACAGAAGATATGATTGAAGATTTTTCTTCCGCAGACTTTATGAGCTTTGAAAGAGATGAGTTTTTATACTATGTAACAGACGAGCTTTTACCTGGGGACTATTATGGTTACCTAGCATTCATGTACAAGGCTAACTGGAGAGGTTCTTCAGCATATACTTTAACTGAAGATATTGAAAGAGCAGTATTCTTTGATCATGATGCAAGTCTTTACTATCAATCTAAAGGTCCTGGTTATGTCAAGCTTACTTATGCTAGTCATGACGTACCTACAGGTTCTGACTATTACATCATAGGATTGGACAGAGACACCTATGAGACCTTAGAAGAACTTGACTTTAATGAAGTCAAGGACTTCGTTAGCACTTTAGATTTATTTCCAGAAGAGTAATTAAACTAAACAAACCCTTAAACAAACAGGGTTACATATAATATAGTTTTTCAGTTATAGGCAGAGTTAAGAGTTACTAAAAATAAAAACAAGGAGAAAAACTATTATGACAAAACAAGAACTTCTAAAGAAAATAGCTGAACGTAAAAAAGAAAGAGAACGTCAAGCTGTACTAGAAGCTGCTAGACAAAGAGTTAAAAAACCTGTATACTCTAAGAAACTTAACGAAAATGTTGAAGGATCTAAAGTATTAAGAGAAAGAACTCTTGCTAGAAAACCTAATGAACCTCGTACTATTAATGAGGCAATCGCACAAAGAATTGAACCTTTCAAATCAGACGCTCAAAAACACTTATACAAAACACTATCTGAGAATATGGTTCAAGCCGTAAAAGTACTTACTGAAGCAACACAAGCTGGTCCTGCTGTATCTAGCGTAACTGGACAAGGCGCTGGTGTTGGTTTAATGAAGACATACTTTGACATTTTCTTCGGTTATTTCCCTAACTTAATTGTTCCTGAAATTGCATCAACACAACCGATCAAAACTGAAAAAGCTATGATTTTCTACTACAATACTATTGCGGGAACTGACAAAGGTAACGTTGAAGCTGGAGACGCTTTAATCACACCTTTCAAAATCAGCACTGATAAGAACTACACATCTTACTTAACAAACTTACCTGCTATCGGTACTGACACATTAACTTATGACACAGACCACAATGAATATGATTCAGGATCTAAAACTTTATGGGCACCACTTGTTGCTAGATCTGTTAAAATCAAAAACGCTGTATTAACATGGTCTACTGACACAGCATTCACAGGTGTTTATACAGAAGCTGATGGAACTGAAATCGCAATTACTAATGGTGTTGTTACTGCTGATGCTACATCTATTCAAGTAACATTTGACATTGCTAAGGACGTAAACGGTTGGAACCCTGCATTAGAAATTACTTATTCATATGACAACAAATATGCACCAACTGAAGTTCCTGAATTAAATGCTGATATCGACTCAAGAGAAATTACTGCTATGGCAAGAACAGTTAAAACTAACTATTCATTCCAAGCTGGTTTCGGTTTCGAAGCGCAATTCGGTGTTAAACTTGAAGACAAATTAGCTGAGTCTGCTATGTACGAACTTAAACGTGAGACTGACTTAGACTTCGTATTTGAAATTATGAACTCTGCACCTGTCCAAGTAATTTGGAACAGAGCTGGTGGAGTAGCTAATGGTCTTTACGAATTCCATAAACAATCATTTAGAGATGCTATCGTTGGAGCTTCTAACTACATCTTCAAAGTTTCTAAACGTGTACGTGGTAACGTATTACTAGTTGGTGTTAACGCACAAACTATCGTTGAGACTCTACAAGATTTCAAAGGTTCTGACTTCGGATCTCAAATTGGTGGGCCTTCTGTAATTGGTAAACTTAAAGACATCAAAGTTATCGCTGTTCCTGACTTAGGAGAAGATGACTGGGCTGTTATCTACAAAAATGATAAAGACAACTTAGACGCTGGTATCGTATTCGCACCTTACATCCCTGTAGTTGCTACACAACCAGTAACTCTAGACGACTTACTAATCCGTAGAGCTTACACAATGTCTTATGGTAAATTAGTTACTAATGCTGACTACTTTGTAAAAGGTAGAATCATCAATGACCCTATGGCACAACCTGTTTACTTAATTTCTAAAGAAGGTACAGAATCTACTCTTGGTGTTATCGGTACTGACGCTGCTTTAGCTACAGCACCTGCATTCCCTAGCTAATCTGATACTGACTTAAGATATTACTAGAATAACTTTATAGAATAATTGAGGTACATCTTTGGGGTATCTATTAAGGTACCCCAAGGCTTACCTTTAATTATCTATTTAGATATCTAAATATGAGCATAGTTTTATGTTTAGATATCTAAATATTAAAGAAAGGACTTTACTATATGAATGATCTTGTGTCTCTATTTGTTATGATGCCAGAGACTGCTCAAATTATTGATATTATAAACGGAGATGAACAAGACTTTATTTCTGACTACTTAGAGACTATTAATAAAATTGGCGAAGATGAAGATGACTACATCCTGTGCAATTCAAATGCTTTAGGTAATTTCTCTTTAAGAAAAACTATTGACTCTGGTATGAAACTCATCGAGTTAAAGGACTACTTATTACAAATAACAAGTCTACAAGAATTGATGGACTTTATGGTTACTAGAGCATTGTTTGAATATGAATACAATCTCTCAACATTTTTAAAATCTGTAGAGGTTTCTGAGTTCATAGCTTCACTTGAACAATACCGTGTCGTAGATGTAGACATTCTTGATGACGATGAGAAAAGAGACTTGATAGAGGATTTCGTTGATAACATGTCTTTTACTTATATGGAGAGGCAAGGTCTCTTTGATGCAGAAGCCTTTGGCGAGGATTTACTGTCTGGCCAAATCTACTCTGAGATTGAGTATATTGTAGATTCTCATATAGATCCTCATATACTAGAGGCACTTGACATAGAATCTGATGACTTGGTAGCTGAGCTAGACGACAACAGAGATGACCTTTATGAATTTATTAATGGTGAAGAATTAAAATATAGCACTGATGAAGATGAAGATGGCGATTACTCAGCAATAGTAGAAGATTATATCAGTGCACTCTACTCAATAAGAGAAGAGATCGAGAGAATGGTAGATGACCCAGGACAATGGATTATTGATTATATAGAGTCATCTTTTGCTAAAAGCGTGGATATCTATGAACTCAGTAAACATTTCAGTGGTATATATGACTATTTCGATAAAGAGGAGACACTTGAGTGGATACAAGAAGACTTAGAGGAGCAAGGTGAAGACACTCTTTATAGACTTATTGACCTCGTAATATATACACCCGAGTATATGTCTAATTACCGTATGCTTGATGAATGGATTAAAGTTAGTGTATAACATAAATAAAGGAGAGCTATATGAAAGATAAAAGAAAGACCAACAAGCTTATTAACAACCTATTCGAGACAGGGTTAGTAACAGCAGAAGAGAGAGATTTATATAGTGAAACTCTCAAAGAAATTAAAGATGAGGATTCTTTAGCAATCCTAATAGAAGATTTAGAGACAAAGGCTATCTCTAGAGGCTCTATACAAGAGGACATTGCTAGGTTAGTAAGAATCATTATGTTTGGTGCTATAAACAAAAACATTACAGAGAGAGAAATCTTCTCTATGTTTGAGAAACCAGAAAGATTTAAGATCACAGCCATTGATATATATCAGTTTAAATACAAAGATAGCCCATATTACCATCCGATTATAACAATAGAATACCAAGATAACAAGTATTCTTTCGGTTTTAATAATCAAAAGCTCGCATTATCCTATTCAGTAAACGATGGGCCCGTTTTGTGGTTTAACTTTGCTAAGGAAAGCGAAGAGCATATTGACGAGGAGCTGGCTTATATGATAACTGATATTTTAGGAATAGACGTTTTTGCCTAAGGGATTAGATTATGTCACTAAGTGATTTTGACAGAGCTTTTACAAGTAAAGTCAAGGCATGGTTCTCAAATACCATATATGCGCCAACAGATACACTTTACAACGTAGCCTTCCATCTTGCCGACGGTGATTCTCTAAAAGAAGCTTTAAGTTTCCCTTTAATAGGTATTTATAGGCCCTCTGGGTTTAACTTAAATGAAACTCAAACATTCGCAGCTCGGAGAACTGGTGTAGAGTACTACTATGACGATATTAATAATAAAGGTGGCTTTGCTAGATTTCTTTCAGTTAATCTCCCTTATCAATTAGATATATACGCTAAAACTCCTGAGTCCTTGAATTCAATCACTGAACAAGTCATGTTCGCCTTGAACTTGGACCAAAAATTATCGGTAACTCAGACAGACAGTGAGAATGAAAAAGATTACGTAGAGTCTTATGATATAACTTATGCAAGTGGGCCTGTGGAACAAAGCGAGTTTTCTGATGACGATAGAGTTTTTCATTACTCAATAGCTTATGATATTAAGAACGCTAGAATACTGAACTTCAAAGATATCTTAGATGTTACATCAGTTATCAATGATATAGACATTGAGGAGGAAACTTAGTGCTTAGATATAAGAAAAATTTACACAGCCTAGGAGGAGAGATTACGTGAGAATAACAACCTTTGATTTAAAAAAATATAATGAAAGTTTACAGAGACTGAGACAGAGAAAAGCACCCAACTATGTTATCGAAGCATATAAAGAGGGGCATATATCGGTTGTAAATGAGTATTATAGAATAAAACTTGAAAATAGAGTGAAGGGTATACGTCCTAATCAGACTGAGGGCCTAGTAGCTTTAGAAGAGTCTTTAAAATTTTCAGAAGAGTTTCTAGAGGATAACCATTTCCTAAAAGAAGCTACTTCAGTTAAAGACTTAGATTTCATTAAAGCTTTCTTCAAGATGGCGAACTTAGACCTAGTGTCGGGAGATAGACTTCCACCGAATGCTAGCAAACTAATAAGACAAAAGATTTCAAAAGACTTTGGTCTTAAAGATCTTTTTAAAAAATTACGATAAAGAGAGGTAATTATGGATGTCAATTAAAATAAACATGTCAGTTCAGAGGTCAGTACCTACATATAATGATGATGGTCTAACCTTAGTTATATTTAAGAATGCTGTACTAAATGAGGGAAGAGAAGCTCTTGTAAGGGTAGATTCCTGGCAAGAATTATATGACGCTTTTAGTGATACATATGACGGTAGCACAGCAACCGAACTTAAAGCTTTTAGAGAGCTTTACTCAGCGGAGTATCTAGTAACGAGGGGGGTAAGTCTTCTTTGTTATACTACAGCCGTAGCTGATACCTTTAGTGCAACAGACGTAGCCAATATTTCAGATCAAGAAGAGTTGAATTACAAGTTTATCGTAATGCCTTATGATTTTATATCATTCAGTGTAGACACTACTACTTACAATTCGGCATTAATGAATATGGTTAGCACTCTTGAAAATCAAATTGATGCGCAGCTTCTCCTAGACTTAGCTCCTGATACTGACTCTGACAACATTGCTTCTATTATAGAAGATATGGACGCTTCATTATCATCTAAGATTGAGATTTTTATAAACTCTGGATTTTTGGGGCTTTCTAGTAAATTTGGTTTGCCTAGTACTGAGGGATTTTCAACATCAGAATCGACTCTCGCCAATGGCGAAGCCTATGATCCTGCAACGGACTTCGTAGGTATACCAGCTTCCTTGGCAGTCTTAGCCAGAAAAGCGCTTATACTAAAAGAAGGTAGACCTTGGACCCCAGTAGCTGGGGAAATAAATGGTATTATTCCAGAGTTTAGCACTTTACAGAGAAGACTATTCACTGCAGAGAAAGAAGCATTCCAGGCTGCAAACATTAATGTCCTTATTAATAGGAGAGGTGTTGGGAACCTAATGGTATCTCAAAACACTATGGCAGACACTACGGTTTCTACTAATCCGCTAATTAGAAGCCATGTAGTAACTGAAGCTCTTTGGCTTAAGCGTTGGATAGATAGATTCGCAAATTCTGTTATGAATCTACCAAACAATCAAAAGACATGGAATTTAACAAAACTTAAATTAGACAGAATACTAAGCAACGCTAAAAACAGTGACGGTATTGAGTGGTACTCTATCCTAGTCGGAAAAGATATCACGATGACAGAAGAAGACATTGTGAACGGTATCATGAAAGTCACTGTTCGCTATGTACCAATCAGACTAATTGAAGAAATTGAATTCAATGTAATCATACAAGAATCAGATAATACTGCAGAGGTTTCTGTAGTTGGGGGTGACTTATAATGCCTACAATGCCAATTAACACTAGAAAACTAGACACTCAAAAACTATTGGGTGATGTAAGACGTAACAACAATTTCATTGTTACTATTAACGGTGTGTCCGACGACAATGACTTAGAATTAGTAATTCAAAAAGCATTCTTACCTTCAGTAAGTCTAAATGTGTTAGACTTAAGACATGGTAATGACTCTAAGAAATTCGCTGGTGTTGCTACTTGGAACGGTGGACAGATGAGTATTATAGATACTCTTAGCAAAGATGAACTAAATGCAGTACTTGCTTGGTTTAAATCAACTTATGATTGGACTAACGCTGCTGTTGGTGTTGCTAAAGACTATAAGAAAACAGGCTTCATCACAGAGTACGCTGCAGATGGTAAGTTTACTAGACAGTGGAAAGTAGAGGGTATGTGGATTTCTAATATTGACCTGGGGGCTTTAGACGCTTCTTCAGGAGAACTAAAAGAAGTTGCACTTACTATCGAAATTGATCCTTCTAGAAACTTTGCTCCAGAGTATGGTCCAGAGTATCCTGAAGATACTGTCGACTTAAACGATGAGACAACAGGAACAGAAGTAAGCGAATTCTTCGATTAATAAGTTAAAATAAAAGTTATATAGTAGAAGTTAACAAAATAATAAAACTCGTAGCTCGGGGACTTGTTAATTTCAGGTTCCCGTTTCTATTTGAAATTAAACATAAAATAAAATGTTCCATAAAAATGGCACAAAATAAAATGTTCCATAAAAATGGCACAAAATAATTTAGTATAATTTCATTTTCGTGTAAAATAAGTAAAAAATAAATATAATAAACGTGAAAGTTAAGGAGAAAGTAAATGAATAACATAGATAAAGTTGTATTACCCTCTAATGGACTATTAGAGGACGTTCCTAGAGAAGTAACTATCAGGGATATGAAAGGGAGAGAACTGTCTACTCTCTTCAGCTCACTAACAGATGCTTCCGTAGATTCTGTAATTGCCAGTGTAGTCTCACCAAAGATTAATCCAGAAGCCCTAACGGATGAAGACAAACACTTCATTCTGCACAAGACTAGGGAACTAACCTTTGGAGACACTGTAGAGCAATCTTTAAGATGTCCTATATGTGGAAGTATAGATAACTACCAAGTAAACTATTCGGATCTTGATTTTATTCTTTTAGATGAAGATAAATATAAAGAAGAGGTAAAGCTTTCTGATGGCACTACTATTACTAGGAAGATTCCAACTAAGGCTTCTTGGGAAAAGATACATAGGTATAAGGAAAAGAGAAATCTACCCGACGATTACTCATTCATATTACTACAAGCGGCTAAGATAGAGACAATAGATGGAAAAACAAAAAGCCTCGGTGAGATTATTACTTATTTAGAGAATCTCCCCGCAAAAGAGCTAAGACAATTATATGATAACTTAAATATAAAGTTTGGGTTAGACACCACTTTTAAAGTAAAGTGTACTTCATGTAAGTCAGAGTTTACTGGAGGTATAGGCATTAACGCCGATCTTTTTCGTTAGTGTAATATACCTATATAGTGTAGGGTTTGACAAGTTAGATGAGTTATCTAAAGAAGACCAAGATATGTTCTTTAGAAATAGGGAAACAGAAATTCAAAACATAATGGAACTACAATTCGTGCTTGCCTATCTAGGTAATGTAAGCAAGAAAGATTCTGATGAGATGACACCATACGAACTAAAAAGTTGGTATAGTCTCCTTAAGAAAAGAAAAGCCTTAGAGGACGAGAAAGCTAACGAGTTGAGGAAATAGAGGTGACCTAACTTGGCAACAAACGGACCAAAGACAATTAAAGACTTAGACATAAGAGAACTACAGATGTACTTAAACTATAAGCCTGAAGAGTATAAGGGTAAGGACCGATCATTAGCAGCTTACTTGACAAAAGAGAATGCTGATACTCTAGCGAAGATGCTAGAATATGTTAAAGAAACTGTAAAAGAAGAAAACAAGAGACTAAAAATATATAAATCTCTAGATAAATATCTAAAGTCTTATGCTAAGATAGATAGAGAAAAAGAAAAGATCCTTAAGAATGAGATAGATTTATTAGACAAATCTACTAAGGAGATGAAAAAACAAGTCACAACTCAGGACCTGTTAAATGACCTTAGAAGAGAGGGTAACTATCTACTTAAGGACACTATAAAAAATAACGCAGAAATATTCCGTATAGCTCATGATATGCAACTTGAGTCCAATGTTACATGGAAGAACTACCGAAAACTTTATAGCGAAGCTTACGAGGCTACTAGAAAGGCTAATAAAGAAGTAGAGCAGTCTATTCACAATGTTAAAGACCTGGTAGAGACTCAGAACAGACTATTGGGTACTGGTTGGAGAAATATAGACACTCAGACTCTAACAAATGTTTCTTCTGCAGTAATGATGTTACAAAAGACTTTAGGTAAACTTGATACAAGTCTAGTGAACGCTCTTCAACAAAGCTACAGGGTATTAGGGGATCAGACAAATACATTTATTCTAAACCTTGGTAATCGACTAAACGAATTTTCGAATACTTTTGGGGTAACTGTAGATATGTTATCCGTTGCAGTAACTGATATGATAGAGTCTAATAACTTTATTCACCGAAGTAATTTAACTGCTTTAACTGCAGCTAACGAGAGTTTAATTAAAGCTTCTACGTTAGTCGGGGCTACAGGTTTAATGTCAACATCTTTCATAACTAAATTAGCTGAAGTTGCACAATTTGGTACTATGGAAGAGATGGCTTCTATATACCAGGGTGGTGCTTTACTACAAGGCTTTGATACACAAAGATTCCAACAACAGATGATTGAGTCTGACTATGAGGGGGCTACTGAGCAACTCCTTAGGAGCATTTATGGAACTCTTAATAATATAGATGATCATTACTTACGAGCAGAATACATGCAACAGATAGGTTCAGCTTTTGGACTATCTAGAGATGAGTTAAAGGTAATAGCAACAAGTGGTGTAAATCTAGACGAGTACTCTAAACAAATGCAAGAAAAACTCTTTGGTGTTAACACATCAATGAAAGATGAACTAACAGATCTTAGAGTTAATCTGGTAGATAGAGTACAAAATGCTATTCAGAACTCCTGGGCCTCAGAGCAACTCGGTTCCGCTTTACAAGAGTTAGGACTGTATGGTCTTGAGGGGTATATGGTTAAGGTACTTAATTGGCTTAGAGTAATAGGTACTCAATCTCTAGCTAAAAATGTGGCAGGTGTTCTCGGTAAATCTGGGGGTACTGCAAGTATACTATCCGAAGGTATGTTAGGCAAAGGACAGATCCCTGTAATAGGAGACGGTGCTGATTCAACAATCAAGGTTAACACTGGGAGAAGTGCTGTTTTGGCAGGTGTGGGTAGAGTGGCCTTAGGTGCTGGTGGTCTAGCTGTTGGTATTGGCGCCAATCAGTGGGGGTCATCTATGATACGTGACCCTGAGAGAAACGCTAATTGGGGTGGAGCTATCAATACTATAGGGGGTTCTATTGGTGGTGCTATGCTTGGTGGTGCTGTAACTGGTGGCCCTGTTGGAGCTTTACTAGGTGGTCTAGCTGGCTTGGGTTACGGTATTTATAATACTAGTCAAGCGAACAAAGAAAGAGAAAGTGCTCTTCAGGAACTAGAAGACCAAGAGAGAGCAGCTAGAAGAGCTAATGCAGCTTCTACCTTTGTAGACTATGGTGACCCTGTAGTAAACGCTATTAATGCACAAACCCAAGCACTAGTTAAAATTATTTCGGGTAATCATGAAGAGAATAAAACTTTCATTTTACTGGGGGAGACTTATAAGAAAACTACTACATTATCGGAGGTGTAATGCATGATTGATTACTTAACAGAGAATAAACCTTGGTCCTCATATCAGACTTATATGAAAGGACCTACACAATTAAATATACATACTCCGAGTACAGAGACATCTCTTTATTTATATAATGTTAACACAGAAGAAGAGATAAACTTCAAACTAATCCCAGACCAGTTAGTAGAGAGCTATTCTCCAAATATTATATCTGAGTCACCTTTCGGTATTTTACACCCAATAAATTTTTACACTGGTGGCTCAGATAAAAAGCTATCTTTTAGCTTTGACATACATGAAGATATGATAATAGCTATGGATATTGCTAAAGATTTATATAGTGCCATGGATAAACTTAAGAGAATGAGTGAGCCTTATGTAATCTCTGGTGTCTACAGAGAGCCTCTAGTATACCTTCAGATGGGCACGCAGTTTGCGGGTAAGGGGCATATAGTAACTTCTATAAGTTATAATAAACCGTTCAGCAATAAGGCTTATAAGTTAGCTAGTATTTCTGTAACTTTTACATTCCATGAACTGTTTGCTACACAAAACATCAACAGAATGTTTTTAGAGCCTACTTTAACAGAAGATATTTCTTTTTCTTTAGATCTTACTGGCACTGAGTTTGCTGATATGGGAGAAACTTCTTCTGAAGCCATTACTAATTTTTACCAAACCAATCTAGATCCTAGTTATATTGTAAACAGTATTTTATTTTCTGATAAGATGTTGGAGAATTTTTGGAGTCCTTTAGTAGAAGATGACCCAACAGCGAGTGTTGGATATCTAAAAGATTTTAGTATTGAAGAGATAAAAAAGCTTTTAATTTCAACTACTGTCGACGATGATGGCAACACCTTTTTCGGCTATAATGATATACTGAATAACACCTTTTTCCAAACTACAGCACAAGCGTGGTTTAGAATGCTTTTTACGACTTATGCTAAATTTATTAGAATTCTTTTAACTAGAAAACTTTATAGTTACGAAGATCTGATAAGTAACCTAGATAGTGTGCTTGATGCTTTGGATGCAATAGAGAAAGATTATATGAACTCTTTTTATAATATACCTGGTGATCCTGTGCTTTATTTAAGAGATGTAATTCGTATAGCTTATACTAAAGCAGAAATACTTGAGATGTTAAATACTGGTGCTACTTCAGATATTCTTTCGGGTTGGTATAGACCAGGAACAAGTGATGACTTTTACATACAGTTAAGTGAAGAACAGGAGAATGTGCTTATTGATTACGGTGTTAATGTGTTAAGAAGCATTGTCACCTCTCAGATAAGCGCATACACACTATTAAGAAATAAGGCGGGGGACTAAAGTGGCAGATATATTAAAAGGCTTTGCAGGGCCTACTAATCAAGTAGAAACTATAAGCACATCTGGTGATAAAGACTCTCAAAATGCTACTACTATTTATTTCCTATATGAAATTAAAAATAAGATGTTGGAAATAAAAATAGATGACATAATACCAGATACTTTATCATACTCATATTCCCCAAACTACTCAGGACAGAACACTTTGGGGAGAATGTCTCCAATCCAGATATACTCTGGAGGTTCTGCAAGAGTATATAGCTTTTCTTTACTTGTACATGAGGACATGATAGAGACTAGTACAAACTTTGGCAATATTACAGACTTTGTAGATGCTATAAAAACATTATCCTATCCATTTGTAAATTCTTTGGGGGAGACGGTAAAACCTAGTGTTGAATTTTATATAGGCAAAATTTCTGGTAAGGGTATAGTAACAACAGACATTTCATGGAAAAAACCTTTCAGAAACGGTAGATATATTGTTGCTGAGATATCCTTTAGTATTACTGTGGAGAAAATAAATCCAGTACCCAACCTAAGAACAGAAACAACAAAAGAATATGTAGAAGGCAACTTAGTGTATAATGATAAGATTATAGTATCTGAGGACGTTACAGACTTATTAAATAATAATGTTTTTGAGGAGTTAGATTACTACGAGTATTATGAGTATGACTATTATAAAGTTCTTGGCAACCTAGATATAGAGAACATCACTCTGAGTAACTTATTGACTGTAAGGAATACTACTAATGCAGAAAGAATCAACAATGCTATATTTTTAAGAGATTATTTTGACATGTCACGAGACATTTTTAGTAGTATACTAGGGGTAGCTGAGACTAGCACAGAAGAATCGCTTAATTTACGCAGTAGCATTGGTAGACTTGATGCCATCTATTATGATTTAAACAATTATATAGACTCCTATTCTAAAGACCCTTTAGAGTCTTTCAGTTCTGTAAAAGAGTCTTTAGACTTATTAGAAGATAGGTTTATAGACTATCTTGACTATTACTATGAAAACGTAGATAAGGACATGACTCGAGATGAGTACAATAAAGTAAAAGATGAGGTTATAATAATAATAGACAACATGAGAGACATGTATGAGGCGGTGAGAAAATATGCCGAAGTCAGTTAACGTTTTAATGGAGGTAAACACTAAAGAGGGTGGTGGTGAGAGACGCTCTTTCAATATAAATAACGATGGCTTAGTGAACATGAGTTTTGACCGCTACTTAGGTAGCACTAAGGATAGCAAGTCTCAAGTTCTTAGCAAAGTCGACCTAGCTCTCTTTGATAAATCAGGTGGTGATATACTTTCCATTATACAACAGAATAAAGGGAAACTCAGATTTAGATATGGCTTTGACGGTGATATGTCAGAGATATTTGAACTGTCAATTACACAGTTAAACTCCACGTATAATAACTTAGGGTGTATGGTAGCTATTGGGGCTGTGGGTACTCAAGTAGGTAAAAAATTTGATGCCAATATCTTTATAGCAGGTACTTTGATTGAGGACATCTTAATTGCCATGGCTAAGAGAAATAACTGGGGCATTGGCGAAGAATACATAGAAGATAACAAAGTACGTTATAGAAATATTGATTGTCAAGTAAAGATCCCCGTAGAACTTTTAAAAGAGAGTGATGAGACAGACATATCATTTATAGAGAATAAGCTTCTACCCATTGCCAATCTTTCCGTATCAACGCCCGATGCTTCTTATAACAAAGAGCTTTGGGACTTTAGACTTTATGATATGGGTGGCAAAGCCGTACTAAAGTTCAAACCTTACGCAGACAGTAGTGGGTTTAGATCAGATACTATCAGGGTCTGGGAATATTCTTATGGGGATTCTATTTCAAGTAAAGTTATTGATTTTAAAAATACTTTAAACTATAACTTTCTGATTAATGGTCTTTCTATAAAGATACCAGCTTTACTTCTCGAAACTATCGGAGAAAACAAAATTACAGAAGAGTACTTAGGCGAGTTGATTTATAATGATAAGTGGACACTCATAGAACAGACTTTAGAATCATACAGACTTCCTGTCCCAAGTAAAGACACCTTTGCTCTTAATGTTGAGATAGTACCATTAGAGGAACTAAACAATCCAGACAATCTAAAGTCGATTGAAGACAGAATTGTCGATGCTATAAAAAACGCTATTATGTCAATGAATACAATAAATCTTAAGGTGATAGGCAACCCTAAAATATTACCAACGGACCTAATAGATTTAAAGATATACAATAGACCTAGTGGGGGAAATAGGACGAATCCTAACATCCTATCAGGAGTTTGGAAAGTTATCAAAATTAAAGACGAGGTTGGTTTAAACGGGTTCACTACTACTTTAGACTTAGTTAGATACATACCGAAGCTTATAGAAGTAAAGCCTGAGTTATCTCTAAATCAAAATGATACAGGTATTCTGGCGTCCACTTTTAAGAACAGCTACATAACAAGTGCTACTGCTAGAACTTTAAGGGTTAGCATTCCAAACCTATCTGATGGTTGGTATACCTTATCCTTTAATAAGTCTATACTAGATGTCACTTCTGGCGCTTTAATAGATGATTTATCAGATCCAACAGTTGGGGCTTACTACACAAATAAAAATGGCACTTACTATATACCAGATCAAACAGAGACATCATATGGAATTAAAAACTATAATGAAGAGACTTCTACTATGGATATCTACATAAAAGGTGGTACCTTTACAATAGAAGCTTTATTTAAAGATATTTTTGATGTGGCTTACTTAAACAGTACACATTTAGGACTTACCTTTGTTTCATAAAGGAGAATTACTATGGCAATAGAAATGAATAAAATATACATAGGTAGTGTTGTTGAAGTCATTAAAGATGACTTTGATGTCCCTACATCTGAGCTTAGGATAAGAATACCTAGTGTTCATGGCTCAAGTGGTTCTGGGGGTGTAGCTGATAACAAGTTACCAATAGCCAGACCTTTAATGTTTCCTGGGACAATATTTAGTAAACCTAATTTTTTAAAGATTTCTGACAGTATAAAGATAGCCTATGTTATATTTGAGGCGGGGACTCCCACTAAGCCAGTATACTTTGGCTTAAGAACAGACACAACACTGTATGACATATCTTCTTTAACAGAAATTGATATTTTAGATTTCACACCTATAGATGCTCCAGAATATAAAGAGGGTCGACTATTTTACGACAGGAATGTGAACTTCCTATCTTATTATAATGAACATGAAGATGTTACTGTCAATATAGGTGGTGCACTTTTGAAACCTGTTATAAACATGACAGATGAGGAAATACCAAACGGGAAAGTAATTTACCCCACAGGGGTAGACCCAGAAACCTCAAGGTTTACAGTTGAATTAGCAGACTGTAGGTCTAGAGAGAAAAGTTTCCCCATAGCCGTAACTACGACGCCACTCCCAGCAAATGGGGGAAAAGGTTATGTTACATCTGATGGTACTGTTAGAGGTATTGACACTAGTTACTTAGACCCTGCGCAACCTGTTTACTTAGATCAGTTTAATCCAGGAGGCTTATCAAATACAAGGCCTGACGATGGTGCTTTCATAACTCTCGTTGGTCGAGTTAAGGTAGTTGGATTAACTGATGGGGAACTTGAGGTGGACCGAAACTACTCAGATGTCACCGCTGAAGTTAATTCTGGTATTAACGGCTTCTCCGATTTTATGAGAAACAACACTGTGCTTTCTGTTGATACCTCTACAAGAACTTTCACTATTCAGATGGACCCATCAGCAGTAGATTCTATGGGCAATCCTTGGGGAGACAAATTTCACTTCTACATAAATGGAAGAAAGGTTGAAAAAGAGGGTGCTTCTAGTTTAGTATTTCCTGACGAATATGGAGAGCATTATATCTACTTTGATAGGGAAGACGAAATTCTGAAGGAGATAATTAATCCCACAGCAAGTGAAATGTCAGAGGTTTTTATTGATAACTGTGCTGTAGCCTTTTTCTACTGGGATTCTGACATTCAAGACATTGTTCTAAATATATCAGACGAGAGACATGGGATACTTATGGACTCTTCAACTCATAGATATTTGCACACCATATTTGGTTCCAGATATGTTTCTGGGATGCAGGTCAGTGATGTTGATTATACTAACGCCAAGTTTACTGTGAGCTCAGGAGTATTTTATGATGAAGACTTGAGACACACTACAGAGGAAAAAACAATCAATCAAGGTCTCCCAATACTGTACCAATATGGTAGTGGTGTTGTTGGGAAAGTCACACTACCAGATTACCCAATAAGAACAAAAGTCACAACTCAACTTAACTCAGCATTTAAGATATTTGAGGGCGGTACTAGGGTGGCTAGAAATTATTATGATATTGCATTAAATGAGTGGTCCGTTGTAGAAGTTCAAAACGCAAAGTTCACATTGTATCATTTATTTGCGTCCAATAGTATTAGTGGGGAACTATTCATGATTATGGGACAAGAGCAGTATGAGACAGTATCGTCAGCTCGTGAGGCTGCATTAACAGAGATAGGTAATATAAGAGCAAATTTAAACTTTCCAGAATTTATTACTATAGCAACTTTTATAGTACAAGCTACTGCCAACACAGCGGGTTGTGAAATAGTACCTACAGATGAGGGTGCACCTTACATAGACTGGAGAACTACTAAGGCAACAGGTGTTGGGGGCTCTGCTTATGAGCTACCTTATGCTACTGATTCCACTATAGGTGGTATACGTATTTCCGTAGAGGGTACTATAGCAAACATATATACAAGTGACTGATAATTAAGAGAGGTGTTTATTTTGGGTAATATAAGGAACTTAAAAGTAAATGATATAACTATAGAAGAATTGAATATAGATGCTCAAGTTATAGACACACTCTATATAGATGGCGTTATATATTTCCTAACGTTGGTGGAGCCTAGTATTTTAAACTTCAGTAAAGAATATATGTCTATATCATTTAGATTAAGAAATAATGACTTGAATCCTACCAACGTCTATTATGAGGTTGATGAACCATTACCCAACACAGAGTTTGTTACCTTGGACTCTGAAGAAGTATCAAGTTTAATAACAATATCGGATATCTCTTTAAATGTGGATCACACTCTATACGCTAGAAGTTTTAAGCTAGGACAATTCTCTGATATAGTTACTACTGTAGACTTTAGAATAGTAGAGATTAGTTTAGACATACTAAAGACTTTACTTCTTACTTTAGAGTCTACAACAGACTTTAGAACACCGAAGAACTTAGACATTGCTAAAGACTTAAGTTTAACTTTAGACTCAACATATAAATTAACTGAGCATTTAGACATACTAAAGACACTTTGGTTAGCTTTAGACTCAACTACAGACTTTAGAACGCCTAAGAACTTAGACATACTAAAGACTTTACTTCTTACTTTAGAGTCTACAACAGACTTTAGAACACCGAAGAACTTAGACATTGCTAAGGATCTAGGTCTGGCTTTAGATTCTACATATAAACTTACAGAACATTTAGACATACTAAAGACTTTACTTCTTACTTTAGAGTCTACAACAGACTTTAGAACGCCTGAGAATTTGGACATACTAAAGACTTTACTGCTTACTTTAACCTCTACAACAGACTTTAGAACTCCTGAGAACTTAGACATTACTAAGGATCTAGGTCTGACTTTAGACTCAACATATAAATTAACTGAGCATTTAGACATCTTAAAGACTTTACTGATTACTTTAACCTCTACAACAGACTTTAGAACACCGAAGAACTTAGACATACTAAAGACACTTTGGTTAACTTTAGACTCAACTACAGACTTTAGAACACCTAAAGATATAGACATACTAAAGACTATTAACTTATCGCTAGATGCTGTAACAAGATTTTCTCAATACTTTGATTTAGACATACTAAAGACACTTTGGTTAACTTTAGAGGCTACTACTGATTTTTCAACACCAGATAATCTGGAGATATTAAAAACTTTATTATTAACTTTAGAGTCTACAACAGACTTTAGAACTCCTAAAGGTCTAGATATAAACAAAACGCTCGGAATAGCTTTAAATGCAACTTTTGTTCTAGAAGATATATACTTAGTTACATATTACTTAAATGGTGGTGCAAATCACGCCTCAAACCCAGCAACATTTTATGCTGATGACTTACCTATTGCTCTAGGAGACCCTACGAAGACAGGCTACACCTTCAATGATTGGTACACAGAGGCAGGGTTTACTAACGCAATAAGTAGCCTTACAGAAGAACAAAACTACTCATTATATGCTAAGTTTACAGCTAATACATATACAGTAGTCTTTAATGCTAATGGTGGTTCTGGGACAATGTCAAACCAGAGTTTCACTTATGATGTTTATCAAAATCTTAGAACTAATACCTTTACTAGATCTGGTTATGCCTTTATAGGTTGGGCGACAAGCCCTTCAGGAAGTGTAGTATATGACGATGCTGAATATGTTAGAAATTTAGCAACTGGTGGTACTGTTAACCTTTATGCTAAGTGGGAGTTACTAAGAACAACCACAACACCGAATATTACAGACTATGGTGTTAGATTAATAACAGGAGATTTAGGTAACTTTAACCAATTCTACTGGAAAGTTCAAAATCTAGACTCTCTATCAGCAGAAATATTCAGTGAGCATACTGATACAGATCCAGATATAAGTAGAGGGGTAATAGCTTCTAATGCTAAGACTGGGGAAATTACCTACACTACAAGTATAAGCACTACGTCAATTACAGTTTATGCTAAGGCTAAAGCTGGCGTTCACAATATGTCTGCTATAGATAGTCAAGTTATAAGTTTATAAAGACAAATAGGAAGGAAATAAAATAATGGATGCAAAAGACAAAGAATTAATTATGTTACTACTAACAGCTAGTGGTGGTATAGATAGGATTGCTATTGGTGGATCTTATGCTGCAACACCAGATCCCATAGCAACTATAATAACAACTTTAAGTACTGCTACATGGACAGTAGCTAGCACAGGTGTTGCTACTTTAAACTCGGTGCCTAAAGTTTGGGAATTGTCTGGACTGAATGCAGGTACTATTGCGGAAATGGTATTAGTTTACAGTTCAGGGAATCAACCCACCGGTGATGCGGACTTCGGGGACTTAGTAGAATTTGATTCAATATCACCAACAAAGTCTTGTGTAGATGGTGATATTGCCCAAGTCACTGGTGCAACATTAACAATAACAGACTAAGGAGGTAAAGGACTTAATATGAATGCAACTACAAGAGCGGTATTAATGGCAAAAATAAGAGCTGGATCTAATATAATAAATAAACTGGTGCCTTACGGGACTGCTAATGCTACAGTAAAAACACTATGTGATGCTCAAGACATTACTTGGAATGTACCAAGCGCTGGTGTTTCTTCTGGGAGACTAGTATTATCAGCACAAAAACTATTTCAAGTTACAGCAACCGGTGCTACTAATGTGATCGGGGTACTGATTATAAATTCACAAAACACGAACCAGTCTTCTCCATATAATGGAATAGCCGTTGGTACGGGCACCTATGGAATAAAAGCGCCTGACGATTCACCAATTGCTTTAGAGACTGGGGACTACGTTAGGGTTACTGCTTTAACTTTAGGTATTGATGGAGCGTAGGAAATGAAAACTAATCTAGGATTTACCACAGAGGTAAAAATAGAAGTAATAAAAAAAGGTACCCCAGAGTGGTACAAAATAAAAGAAGAAGAGGAAAGAGCCTTAGAAGAAGCTAAGTCATCAGATTCTGAAAGTTTAGACAAGGAATAATTTTTGAAAGTGGGGAATAGATAAAGATGCCTGAAAATAGAATTAAAGACCTTAAGGGGCACTTAGATGACTCTTATATAATAGGGCACTATCAAGTAAGTTATGATTTAACTAGTGATGATAGGTATAAACACATAGACGAACTTTTACTTTATGATAAAAAACTAATAAAAGCCACCATGGGTCCTATTGATTTGAATTTTGAAGCTCAGGACTTTATTAGACCTATGTACATTGTCCCTGAGGAAAGAGAAAACCGTATAGACCTAATAGCTTTAGAGTACTATGGTGCATCTAAGTTTTGGTGGGTGATAGCTTATGCTAATAGGCTAGAAGACCCCTTTGATTTACCAAAAGGGAAGATACTAATAATACCAAGCTTAAAAGGAATTAGGGACTTCCCTAATCCACTTAACTAGAGGTGATATAAAATGCCAACAGGTACAAATATAAAAGATTTATTTAATACATCATCAGGTGCAACAAAATTACTGTCCAATGTAGACCTGATAAAACAAGAAGTAGAATTCCTACTATCATTCCAAAAGTACAGTCTATTTTTTGGGAATGAGTTGGGCTTGGGTGCTGAAAAATTTCTTAACCTTAGAAACAGGGAAGCTACATTCAATTTAATAAGATCAGAGATACAAAAGCTTTTTACTAAGTACAGAAGAGTTAAGATAAGAAATATCTCCATGGCTTTTAGCAGAACAGAGAGTAAAATAACTATAGATTTAACACTATCTACAAGCTCTTATGATATGAATACGTTTAACGTGTCCTTTGATCTTTATAATTAGGAGGCAACAATGACAACTTTAACAACAGAACAAATTAACATAATAAATGCAGTAAAGGAAAAAATATATAAAAAACTTTCCTATACTAATCAAAGTTATAATGAAATTATTTTGGATATTATAGATTTATTTAAAGATCCGAACAAACTAAACACTAAGTGGGACAACATTTCTGAAGCTGATATAATGTTTATATTTATGTCTATATTAGCTGCGCATAAAGATATGCTAAATTATATGATTGATTATAGAAGTTTAGAATCATACATGGGGACAGCCAGAGAAGACCAGTCAATAAAAAGAATAGCAAACTCCTTCGGATTTAAACTACCAAGCTATAAAGCTGGTAGAGCCCTCGTAGAACTTCAAGCTGGTACTATAACGCTCACAAAGTTCCAATCATTGATAGATTCTAGTGGCGTTGTTTGGACTTACTTGGGAGATGATAAAACAGTCACTACTGAGTCTGGAGATAGAGCTATAGAACTCTTTCAAGGCACCAAGTTTAGTGTTGACAACATTGACCCTAGGAACTTTACTAACAACTCTACGAGAACCCACAAAATAAGCAACAAAGCAGTAGCAATTGGCAACACGTATAATAATACCTCTTGTTCTTTACTATACTCTGCTAACGGTACAGAAGAGGATACAATAGTATTTACTGAGGTAGACAGTATCTATAATTACACTGGGGATGATAAGGTTTACGAGCTATTCGTGGACACTATTGGGGAAACCTGTATAAAACTTCCTTATAACATTGATATAAGCACCCTACCTAGTAATTCTAAGTTTAACTTTAGAGGTCTTATAACTTCTGGGGACTTTGTTGATGGTATTGATATTATTGAGACAGAGGATTACACACTAAGTCCAGTCATAGGAGAATTTTATAGAGGAGCAAATCCCCCAAACAAAGACATCATAAAAGATCTATTTAAAAACTATTACAATGTGACTAACACGCTTGTAACTCTTTATGAGTATAAAAACTATATTCTAAATAAGCAAAAGTTTATTCCCGGTATTTCTAAATGTTTAATAGCAGACATACAACACGATACTTCTGGTGGTGAAGGGAGCTCTTTAGGTGAGGTTTTGAACATAGGTGTCTACTTATTAAAGGATGATAATGAGGAGTTAGGAATTAGTGACGACACAGAAGGTCTTTTAGAGGACTTACAGAATAGAACAGTATCTGGACTAACTATACATATAAATAATATGGGTGAGTCTGAGGGGTCACCTGTGGAGCCGTTAACTGAAGTTCCTATAGAGGTTCAATTAGCAGGTTCTGTCGATATTAATATAAAAGAAATAGTCATAGACTATATAAATTCTATTGGTATCGGGGGACAGTTATCTCAAAAAGGTATTAGTGATGCGCTTTCTGCTGAGGGTTACAATTTTTACGGGAAGGTAACGCTAACTAGCCCTACTCCTGAAGATGGTGTTGTTCAACTGGCTTTTAATGAATACGCTAGTTTAGATGAAGCAGATATAACAGAGGTTTAATAAAGAGAGGTTGATAGTTTATGTACAATGAAATACTGAGAATTATAAATAAAAAAAATCTTCATGAGACTAATAGCTGGGCAAGTTTTGTAGAAAATAACTTCTCTAGTGAGCAACTGATTACTCTGGACTTCATATTAGAATCTTTTCCTGAGAACCTATTACTAACTGAGGGCATACCAAACACAGATATAATAACCATATTGGCTTTAATTGCATATGATATAGGGAGCTCTCGGGAACTCATAAAAAATTTAAAATACTCGAAAGATGTTGATTATATCTATGATCGAATTATAAGCACAACATCTACTAAGTACAGTAGTCGAGACGCTATAGAAACCCCTTTAGTTGGAGATACTGTACTTGAAGATGGCACACTTTACAGATATTCTGCCTATTCCTGGGGAGATGGGGTACCTTGTCCAGACTATATACCAACAAATCCCGAAGAGGGGGACTATTGGTATGATAGCAGTAGTGGATCAGTTTACAGATACTCATCATCATCTTGGGTAGAAGATCCTTTTGTCTCCAGAAAAGAGCTTAAGACACCATTTTATGGAGCAAAATGGTTAGACATAAAAACTAATACACTGTACGAGTATAGCAGTCCTTATTGGGAAAAGATAAATATACCAGAAAATAACTTAAAATTGTTATTACCTTTGCTTGAGGATATGAAGTTTTTTCTTTTAGATACTACTGATGATTTTTCTGTGAAAGAGAATCTAATAAAAAACTTTAGAAATTTAGCTAGAGATAGTTTTAGCTTAGTAAAAAATTACGGAACTCTACCAACTTTAAAAAGGCTCATTGATAACTACTTATATGACGCAAAAAATGAAGACGTTAGAATCCCTTTTACCGTAGATGACACATCTTCTCCCGGGGTTGTTTCGATAGATATACCTGAGTTAGTTGACTATGGATTAATAGATCTACTTGATCTCAGTGAGTACTCTGGTACAGGACCTTATACTTTTCAGATTAATAAAGATTCCAATCTTTATAAGTATCTCATGAAACTAAAGCCTGCTGGTATATCATATAATATTGAATCAACGGGTAACTCTGAAGTCACTGCAACCTTAATAGCACCAACAGTAACTATACTTTCTGTTGATTATGATGCTGACTCCTATACACTTTCAATAAAAAATAATAATAGTTTTAGTGTTGGTCTCGATATAGTTGATAAAGAGTCATCATCATCTTATGGTCCATCAGAATCTTACCCGGTGCTTAAAGCAAATGAATATAGAGTAATAACTAGAAATGCAGATAATCCTGATTTTAGTGTATACGAAACAGAGACAAATATAAAAGTTGATATATCCTACGGTATTTCAACTGAGTCTACTTCAGTGTCGCACACTGCAAATGCTATTTTAGCCTTAGGCGAAGCTGCTTTAACTGCAACTAAAGGTTATGATCTTCTCGGGAATAATGGTTATGTTGACGTTGTGGTATATAATAACAATAGCAGAGACGTTAGAGCATATATATCTAGAAATTGGGGAACAGACCCAGTTACAAACACAATACAAAATATAGCGGCAAATAGTTCTATAAGTCTTAGATATTATAACACAGTCTACAATACAGCCAGAGACTTTACTATAACAGCATACCTGGAAGATGTTTTAGGGAAATATGGAGACTCACCTGTGGACACAGATATTATAACAAGCGTTCCTGGGGTACCTAAATTAATATTTGCTGAAGGTGATCTAGCAACTGCTGAAGTTGTAAAAGTAGATGGAGGCTACATAGGTATAACTGTAGATAATCCTAATGAGGGTATTGAAGTATATGCCAAGACATCCGTTGTTTGGAAAACATCACTGGGTTCTATTCTAGGCACGGCTAACTATACCCACACAATCACACCACCAACCTACTCTACGTATTTTGAATTAAAAAATAACTATCAACTAGCGACGGCAGAAGTAACTGTATATCTTCAAGACCCAGATAGTTATTATGCTAACTCAGATTCAGACATAGACAGCGTGTCTAACATTGATGGAAAGCAATTGACTTTTGGTTCAGCAGATATTCTTTTAAATTCAACTACAATTGATGGCCTAGTTAACTCAGCACTAAATGTGCGAAACAGTAACGTTGGCTTTTCTGTAAACGCTGAGATAGATTATAGTTGGTCTGTTGGTAAGCTAGAAATACTTGGAGCTGATCCATCTTATGCTGGTAGCGAGGAAATAACTATAATTGATTATGGTTTTGTAGATTCAATTAGATATAGTAAAGACTACCCTCTTAACCTTTCTCCTGCGTATTCTGATGGTGATATAGTTAGGGTGGATAGAGGTTACTTAGAATTAAGTTTAGAAAATCCTGTGCCAGGAGCACAAATGTATATCTTAACCGACACTGATGCAGCATACAGCTACGGTATGGTAATGGACTTTTTAGAACAAGAGCACCCTACAGACTACAACAATCTTATTAATGGGGATCTTCCGAGCCTCTTTGTTGTAAGAGTTAATAAGTCAGATTCAGAGTATGTTTACTATAAGCCACTCTATTCAGGTACTCTTTACGAGGGCACTTCAATATACAATAGATACTACTACTATAGATTGGATAAGCAAGGAACAGACACCCTAAGTTCTATTTCACCTAGTTTCTGGAAACAAAAAATATATGCAAGTGGGATGAAGTATACAAGACAATCACTGACTGTAAGCGTTACACTTAAAGCTAGTGGTTACACTGATTCAACTACAAGAACACGAACAAACACTAATGTTTAAAGTTTTATTATGGAGATGATTAGATGCCTAGAGAATTAAGCACAGAAAAAGACTTTGATTCTTTACTACAAAATATAAGTGACTTATACTCTACCGATGAGCTCGAGCAAATAAGACTGGCTTATGAGGACATGAAGTCCTCTCACAAAGCCAAGGCCGAGCTCATCAGGCCTATAGTCCCTATCAGAGAATGGATCAACAACCATTACTATGTCGGGCCTGATGGAGAAAATGTATACAGTTATTGGAAAGAGAGAGCTATTGAAATTTTTGAGCGACCTCAAGATAAAAGAATAAATCAAATTATATTAACAGGAGCTTACGGTGTTGGTAAGACAACATTTGCATCTCTTGTATTAATTAGAATAATTTATGAGCTTTCTTGCTATAAGCACATCTCAGCTTTATTTAATTTATTTGGGGTTTCCAGAATTGCTTTTGCTTATCTATCTGTTACTAAAGAACAGGCTCAGAGCACTGGGTTCTCGCTTTTAGTTGAGTGGTTAGACTCTATACCATACTTCAGAGAAAAGTTTAAAAGAAAAAATGGTATTGATTCCATGGTTATTTGGCCCGAAGAGCGTTTAATAATAACATATGGTTCAGTCGCAAACCACTTTATTGGTATGAACTTACTTGGGTCTATCCTGGATGAAGCAAACTTTTTCTCAGGAAACTCCAGAGAAGACTCTGAGTTTAAGATGAACTCAAAGGTTGCTAAGCTTTATACTAACATTATTACCAGGTCAGAATCCCGTTTCATTGTTGGTGGTATCAACTATTCAATGTCAATTTTGGTTTCATCATCAACTGTAGAATCTTCTTTTACAGAGGAGAGAATAGAAAAAGCGAGAAATGATATACATACATTTATATCTTCGCCATCTATTTGGGATGTCAAGCCAGGGTCATACTCAGGGGAAAAATTCTTAGTTTACACTGGTGGGGATAACTTAGACCCATTCGTTGTAAAAGACATACATGATATAAATATACTACTAAGAAACAAAAACCTGAAGTTACTATCAACAGACTTGGACGTAGACACGGCTTACAGGCTCCTGCCGAGCTTTATTCAGATAAACCTAATACAAATACCAGTAGAACATAAAAACTCCTTTGAGACGGACATAATTGCTTCATTACAGAATCTCGCTGGTATCTCTGTATCTTCCTCTGGGAAACTTTTTAGTTCAAATGTAGCATATAATAATTGTATAAACAACTCTCTACAACACCCTTTCAGTCGTGAACAGTTTATACTTTCTACGACAAACGAGCAGCTTAGGGAAGGATTCCTACCAATCAAATCTTACCTTTTTAATGATATTACCTTTCCGAATTTACATATGCCTAGATTCATGCACGTTGACTTAGGTTTGACTGGAGACAGCTTGGGTATAGCTATGTGTTATATTAGTGGTTGGAAAACAATATATAAAACGGAGAGTCATCATGACGAAGACGAGAGTGCAATTGCCGAAGAGATTAAAGTACCCGTTTTAGAATATGATTTTATGCTAAGAATAAACCCACCCAAAAAACCAAACAGAATTTCTTTAAGTAAAGTTAGAGATTTTATTGTATACTTAAGAAATGTAAAAAGAGTAAGGTTTGGGAAAATAACCTTTGACCAATTTCAAAGCGAACAAATACGGCAAGAGTTGGCGGAACTTAATTTTGAAGTAGATCTTCTTTCTGTAGATAGAACACCCGATGCCTATCTAAGTTTTGTCAATCTAATTTATGAAAATAGAGTAAAATTTTATGACTACGAACCATTTAAAAAAGAATTATTCACTGTCATATACTATCCAGGTAAAAAGAAAGTGGACCACCCTGTAGGAATGTCAAAAGACGTTGCCGATGCTGTTGTTGGGTCTGCATTCAATGCTATTAAATCAGAGGACAAGTCCGATATTGATAATAATTCTCTTATGGATTTATTTATCGGAGCTAATCGCTCTGAGCAAAGTAAAAAAGACGTTATAGCTAATGCCTTGAGCGTTTTAACTGATATGCTCGGGCGTAGTTAATGCATTTTTAAAAAGTTGTGTATTATATAGTATTATGGAGGTATAGTCACAACACAAAAATACGGAGGTTACTAGTTGAGAACTAAACAAGCAATACTAAAAAAAGTAGAACACTGGAAATTATATCCTATGATGGTTACGGGTATCTATAGATTATTTACCTATCTACCTTTTGAGGATATTCCAAAAGAGTACAAAGAATTTTTCCCAGAAGATGCAAAAGATTCATGGGCCGATGACTTAAAAAATTTCGGTAGGGAAGAAATAGAAACAGAATTGATTGTTGAGATGAGGGCGTTACTTCAAATTTTAGCTAAAAGAAATATTATAAATGCATTAGGCGTTGTCCCAATGCTTTTTGCTGATATGTACATGGCTAACTATGGGGTATCTAGCTTTCAAGGAAAGCTTTTAAAAATTACTAAAACATTTCAAGAGGTCGTAAATGTCGATAGGTCCCTAGCAGAGCAACTAGCCATGCAAGAGATTATTGAATTACTTAAAGAGATCATAAAGAAGATGAACTTAAAAGTTCCTTTTGACATGGATAAAGTTCTAGAACAGATGGTTGAAAGCTATGACAGAGCCTATAAAAAGGCAGGCATTGCTATGGCACAAGCGCAAGCAAGAGCTTTTAATCAGGCAAAAGACTCATCTGATACTTTAGACTATGATAAGATTATTGAAGAGGCTGAGGCTAAGGAGTTAGAGATGTCTAAGACAAAAGGGGTTGACGTTAAGGGTGGCTTATAAAATATCGGCTTCCTTACTAAATAGTTGGATTTATTATAAAAACGATCCCTGCACCAAAAACTTCGATAGCTTTGTAGAGTCTCTGCGAGGTGAGTTTAAAGGAAATGTGTGGACGGAACGAGGTAATATTTATGAGTCGGAGGTATTCCAAGGAAAACATGGGAAGGTCTCCAAACTTGTAGAGTCCTTACCGAAGCAGGTTTGGTGTAATAGATATATAGATGTTGATGGACTAAGAATAAAGATTTCTGGAAAAATGGACGTTGTAGACCACAACAAAAAAGTTATCTATGATATTAAAAGAACGACTAAATTTTCAAAAGATAAATATGATGACTCCATGCAACATGTTTTATATTTCTTTTTAAACCCCATTGAATACAGAGAGTTTTACTATATCGTTGCTTATGACAACGAAGACTCGGAGAATGGTATAGATATTGGTATTATTCGTAAAACAAGACCAGATGAGAAAGACTTAGAAAAAACTGTGATTAATACAATAAAAGAATTCTTTAAATTCCTTAAGGAGAGAGACCTTTGGGAAATATATAAAGAGAAACAACAAACAAGAAAAAGAGGTAGCTATGTCGAAAAAAATTAATAAGGCAATACGTAAGGTAATTTTAAAAAATATTGAGTCCTGTAAAAGCCCTGGTGGTAGGATATCCTGGAATAATCTTTTAGAGATACTGAGAGAAGAGTTCCCTTTTGAGAATCTTTCTTTTGATAGGGTTAGAAGTATTTACAGAAACACTAATGAAGATGATTTAGATAAAACTAAAGAGACTTTAAAGAAAAAATCCGAGTACTATAAAAATTTAAGAGGGCAAGAAAAAGATGCTATGGACTCTTTATATGAGAAAGTAGAAGACTTTGAGGATGACTTAGAAGACTTAAACATGACTATGAAAAGGTCAAAAGATAAGTTAGAATCTACTATAGTGACAGATAAAAACCCTGCACTTCTTTCAATTGAAGAAATTGTAAAGCTCTTTAGACTAGATGTAACTAAGTGGGAGTGTGTTGGTTTTACCGCAAAAAGTTGGAACTCCTCAGTAAAAGCTGGTAAACACAATACAGATGTTGTGGTAAATTATTCAGTCAAAGCTAATTTTAAGTTGAAGGAAAAGGAAAAGGTAACTAAACAGGACCTATCATTCCTCTATGAAGAGGCAAAAAAGGCATCTAGTCGACAAACTTTCACACCAAAGAGATCTGCCAAAAAAGACCGAAAGACTGGTAATACTCTAGTATTAGCGCTATTTGACCAACATCTAGGAAAGCTGGCTTGGGGTGAAGAGACCGGGGAAAATTATGATATAAAAATAGCTTCTGAACGTTTCTTCAGTACAGCAAAAACATTAATTGATAGAAGTTTAGGAGTAGGTTTTGATAAAATTATTTTCCCTATTGGTAACGATTTCTTCCAATTTGATGGTATGCATTCGGAGACGACCAAAGGCACAAGAGTAGACTCTGATATTCGTTGGAAAAAACTGTTTCAAGTTGGGGTTAAGCTAACAAGACAGGTCCTTGATTATGCATCTCAGTTCGCTGACATTGATGTTATTCTCGTACAAGGAAACCATGACAATACTATGTCTTTTTACTTATTTGAAACATTGCGTGGTTGGTATGACAGTAATCCTAATATCCACATTGACAAAGATATAAAAACACGTACATATAGACAAGTGGGTGTGAACCTGTTAGGTTTTACTCATGGAGATAAGGAAAAGGATAATATCTATAGAATCATGCAACAAGAGGCTAGAGAACTTTGGGGCAAGACCCTTTACTCTGAGTGGATAACAGGGCATTACCACAAAAACTTTATGGATGAAAAACAGGGAGTAACTAAGCGTGTTGTAGGCTCCTTAACTGGAACAGATGCATGGCACTATGAGAGTGGTTATGTGGGTTCTTTAAAGGCGGGGCAAGCATTAATTTACAATGAAAATCAATTAGGTCCTTTGGCGATACTTTATGAATCTGTAAATATTCAGGAAGAAGATGGGCAAAAGTGATAGTCAACAAGTACACTATAAAAATTTTAGACTATGATGCTACTGTTAGGGTTTACGATAATGTTGAATCTGATATAAAATATATCATCGAGGTAGACAGCATCCCAGGCCTTATTGGTGGTGGGGTAACCTTTGAAGAAGCTTTAGTAGAGGCTACTGAAGCTCTTCAAATGTTCTTAGAGGTAAGAGAATAAGTGTGTTCTGGTGGCCACCAGAACACACACTCATACTATATAATATAGTGTAAGGGTATATAGCAAAATGCAAGTGCGTTTTAGGTAAGTCAACAGTCCTATAGACTCCAAAGCGTTCCTAAGCGCCTATAGAGACAATTGACAACAGTGAAGCTTATCACTTCCGTTAAGCTTCACATGAGGTTCGGATCTGGCACCCAAATCCGAACCTCTAGTCAATACTGTGCATACCCTTACCTTATATTGAAATAAATCATGTGATTTAGAAGAGAGGAATGAAATGGCAGTAATACCAAAGCTAATGACTAAAGATCAGCTTAAACAGTATATTAAAGATGAGTTAAATGCTGGTATTGTCAACTTAGAGTTATCTGATACAATTATAGATAGAAACCTAAACAGAGCATTATACCTATCTTCTGACTACTTTAATTATACTACTTATAAGACAATTAGCATTGAAAAGACTACAGGATCTGGGGGTTACTATGACCTCAGCAATCTCGCTGATGATGGTCTTATACCAACTATTGTAGCAGTTTATCCAACAAAGAATGTGCTAAATATTGACGCAGCTTTACTTGGTTTAGGATCTGTATTTATAAATACAGTATCGGCACTAAATCCACAATTGAATGCCTATGCAAATATGTTAAATAAACTATCACAATTGGAGAGTATCCTAGGAAGAAATGCTAGAGTAATAGGTGATAAACTTTATGTTGATCATTACTTCGCAGATGTAACAATTGAATATATACCACAGACAGTTCAGATAGAGAATATTCATGAGGGTGCTTGGATCAACTTTTTGATTGATTATACCGTAGCACTATGCAAAAGACAGATAGCCCAATCTAGAGGTAAATATGTAATAGAGTCTAACCCAGCATCAATGAACGCTGCGGAATTATTAGAGCAAGCAAATTCAGAATTAATTAGATTAGAAGAAGACTTACAAACTAAAGGGGTACTTTTAGCAAGTAGATAAAGGAGAAGTTATGAATAAAAAAGAGTTAAGAGACTTTTTAAACTTACCAAGCACAAACGCAAGTAACGCTTTATACAAACTCAAAGAATTTTTTACGGATAAGACTAACAGAGCTATAGTTATAAATTATATAGTTACATATCTGAGAGACAACAAGAAAAACAAAAAGGATACTAGCTTACTATTTTATTATGCAACTAAGCAATTGGTAGAAAAGACAAGATTATGTAAGACTGATACAGCATCTTATAACTTATTGATGGCAGTGTGGAATGTTTTAAATATACACAACGAGGTAGTTTCTCGTGTTAAAGACAACTATAAGTTAATAGAGATAAAGACTCATGAACCAGAGTTAACGAAACCTGAAAAGCCTAAAAGATCTAGAAAGCAAAAAGAAACGCCCGAAGAGAGAGCTGAGAGGTTCCGTAAGCACACAGCCTACATGAGACAACAAAAAGCCAAGAAAAAGGCTGAGGCTGAAGAAGCTCAGAAACGAAAAGAAGAAGCAGAGAGAGTGTTAGAAAACCACAGGAAACTACAGGATCCTAAGTCATCTAAGAATACACCCTCAAAAGACGCTAAAGAAACTAAAAAAGATGCTAAAGTTTCTGAAGCGTACTTAATGATGTTAAAAAATATGAAGGTATAAAATTTAATATTGGAGGTCTAAACAAATGCCTAATAGAAAACAACTAATTGTTTTCTACTTCTTAAGTCTTACTTGGGGGATATTGTTGACCCTAGTGGGGCTTTTTTCTTTCTTATTTATCTATCTATTTATGAGAAAGCAAGTAGAAATAAGAGTTATTGCAGGTAGAATTTCCGTTAAGTTTAAGTACATCTATTTCGGTGGACTGAGTTTAGGTTTAGTTTATTTTGTAGACAAGAGCGATAATTTAAACACACACAAGCATGAGCTTGGGCACACCATACAAAACACATGGTTTGGGCCACTGTTTCCTTTTTTGATAGGTATACCTTCTGTAATTAGATTTCAGCTCTGGGACTTCTTATCAAAGAGATACAGAAAAAAGTATAATAAGAGTCTATCTTATGATTCTATTTGGTTTGAGGGGCAGGCTACTAAGTTAGGTTATAAATATTTTGATAAGTACATCAACGAGAAAATTGGAGGCAACTAATGTTTAACAAAGCACTATATACTACTAATAAAAACAGCATTACACTAGCCCCTTATTCTGATATTACAATGTTAATCGAAGAAAAGAATATGGGCATAATTAAGATCTATGAACAAATAGGCGCTCAGATAGAAATGTGCAACAGAGTTCTAGAGACTGGAGAACCAAAAACAGTTAGCGCACAAACAGATGCCGGATTTGAAGAGGTCACAATAGATGAACACAATGCTGAGGAGTATTTGAATCAAGCAAACAATTTACTAATTGCTTTGATGGTATATGTAGACGAAAACGACTTGTACGTAGAGGAGTTACCTAGCGACTTTAAAACAACTTATGCACAAATTGATGACGAGATAAAAGATTTTTTTAAAAGACGCTCTGGTTTAGTTGAAGAACAAGAACCATTTACTATGCAAGGTAAAAACAAGATTATATATAGAGGTTGGTAATTATGAAAATAAACGCAGAACAAAAAAGAAAAATACAAGAAACACTTATCAAGTTTAACCCACCAGTATTTCTTGAGGGTAATACAATTCCTAAGTATGCTTTTGCTTATGTTACGAGAAAAACGTTAAGTACTTTGAATGAAAGCACTAAAGAAAACGACTTTAAAGTTGTAAACCAAGGCAAGTCTAAAAAGTATAAAGGAACAATATATAAGTTAGAAGAGATTGACGGATTCTTCTTTATGGTTAGGGACATTGACGGTGATGAGGCCATAGTAAAAATAGAAAAGGAAGACCTTCCAGATAAAGAAAAATTATCTGCTAGTGACGTCGTTAGTTTAGGTGAAAGGCTTGATGATGAAAGGCGTTTTGGATTATAATGGCAAAAGGCAAACAAAAACCTATAGACGAGGCTTTATCTAAGAATTTAAAAAAGGCCTTGGATAGGTTAAAGGATAATCTAAAAAAAGAAAAGGGACTGTCTGAGGAGGAAGCCTTTTATGTAGCGTCCCTCTACGGAGAACTGAAAGACAAGGACCTTTTCGGCGCTAGTTATATCAGAGACATTGAACTTGAGGCAGACCCCGGAGAAAAGATTCCAAACTTAAACAATTTAGATCAAATGGTTAAGTATCCAGAGCTGGTATACGATATTGTTTTTTCTGTTTTGTTAGAGACACCTGAGTTTCTGAATAACTATGACATAGTATATAATATAGAAGAGAAAGATATACATATAGAGAAAAAGAAAAAAGCTGAAGACGGTAAAGCAGTTATTTTTAAGACACCTTGGGATAAAATAAAAGTTGCAGAGGACGATAACTATGTAACCTTTGGACCAGAGGTGTTTGTTCCTGACTTAAAATTTTACTACTTAAAAGTTTTTTCAGACGATCCTAGAATACAACGATCTAAAGTTTCGAGTATGTTAATGACATCATGGTGTGTTCTTAATAATAGAGGCTACTTTTCTTCCCAGAAGACAAATCCCACAGACAGGTGGTTTTTCACTTTTTCTAAGCACAACCCAATTGACTCAATTGAGCAATACTTAAAAGAGAGCAATTTTTCTGATAAGGAAGTAAAAACAGCTATGTCCTTTTTCAACGAAGAAAATCCTAAGATTGAACTAGACTCATTAAAACCAACATCGAAGGCCTCTACACACAGCTACAACCTACGAGCAGAGCTTAGAAACAAAATACTCGGCGAAGCATTTTTAGACAGTGATTATGATGATGGTGGCTATAATAGTAATCTTGGGATTCATAATTATAACAATAACCCAGGAGGGGGTATAAGTTCTTCATTACTTAACACGCCCAAATTATATGACTACACATCTTTGATAAGCACAACAGGGGATTTTGCGATTGAGGGGGGAACACTTATTAGGTATAATGCTAATGCCAGTGTTATTGAGTTACCTGAAGGTATTGTAAAAATTGGCGATAATGCTTTTGTTGATAAGAAGGTCAGTGTCTTAGTATTACCAAAATCGCTAACTACTATAATGTCTGGGGCTTTTAAAAACTGCTCTCAGCTAACTCAGATCAGAGCGACCAACAACCTAGCTTATATACAAAGAAATGCGTTCGATAGTGTATCAGCTAATGACTTAGTATTAGGTGTGTTTTCAGAAGAGAAAGGCGCACTGATTGTTAGTAAGCCTACTAGTCTAACTCACTACCCTAAAGGCGTATTCAATAAAGGTATGGGTGATAGGCCTGAGACAAAAACTGAGAGTAGAAAGATAATCTCGGAAAAAGTGAGGATAAAAAATAAGCCTCTGTACGACTATGAATCAGAGTTCATCACAATAGAACACGGGGTTATGGAATTCAAACCTGAAGTAGAAGATAAAACCTTTGATTCTATTGTTATCCATGAGGGTGTTAAGTATTTAAAGGGTACTATTAAGGGATCATATAAATCTTTAGTTTTCCCCAAGTCTTTCCTGGGTTGGGAACACAATACAGAAAGACTTCTGAGCCCTAGTACAGTTATAAGTAACCTAGATTTTTCAAAATCGACAGGTATCAGAATTGTGGAGGACAAAAAGTTTCAAGCAGCGAAGGTGAAGGACTTGAGTTTGCCATCTTCAATTATAGGTATTGGAAACTCTTTTTTCGGTTCAGCTGTGCGGTCTATTTATATACCTAGCAGTGTTCAGGAGATAGACAGTAGATGCTTCACTGGTGCACTTAGACTAGACACTATATATACAGACAATATAGAAAAATTAAAAGAAACTTTCGAAAATCAAAATATCAGTTTCAGACGAGATATTAATTTTCAAGAGTCTACTCAATAGGGGGAAAGAGAACCATGAGTAAAAAACAATTAAAATTATTACTGGAATCAAACTTAGCGACTTCTTCTGACTTTACTATAGATTCCTATTTAGAATTAGTTAGGGATCTTTCAGACAGTACTAGTCATGAGCCAGAACTGTTTTTTGACAGGCTTGGTGCGGACAACTACACAGAAGATGTAGAGACAACCTATAAGTCCTTTCCTATAGGGATTTATTTTAGGCAACTGCCAATTATAAAGGACTCTGACTTTTTAGTTAAGGTTGTTATACTAAGACAAGCTGACAATTATGCTATTGTTATGCCTGAGGACGTTAAAGCCAAGTATAAACAAGTTAAAGAATCTCCAGAGACTATTGATGAAGTTAACAAAAATTACTCGCTCTTTTCTGGGTTTTATGGCTTGGACGCAAAAGACCAAGAGCTTTTAGATTTAATAAAGACGGCTTATATAGAGTCTGGTGGAGAGTTAGCTCCTTTTGAGATTGTTGGGGAACTAAAACAAGAATATGATAAGATCGTTTCCGAGGAAACTGTTGAGTCTGAAGACGACTTCTCTAGACCTACTGCAGATTTAGGAGGTTCTTCTGAAACAACAGGCGATGACTTATTCGGGGACATTGATAATACACAGACAAGTTTAGAAGAAACACCAGGCATTGAAGAAAACTTAAAAGCATTAAAGAAATTTAATTGCAACGGGGACTCTCTACAACGCCTCTTAGAAAAACTATATAAGATATCAAATGGGACTATCAAACACTACACTAAGAAGTCGTACCTTAATGAAAATAAAAACGTTCTCGTCCTAGAGGTCGACAATAAAGAGATATTTAAAAGGTACAAACACATACCAACAGTTGCAAAAAAACTACTATCTAATTTCGGCGAAGCGATACGAAAAAATAAAGACACCCAATTGGTAGACGCTTTTACTGACGATAGAGGGAAAAAATACTTTATTATTGCTGAAAACTTAAGTAACAACTACTGGTATGTAAAAAAAGAAAAAATTGAAGAGGCTTCTGAGAACTCTATGGTAATAGAGCCTTTGGCTAAAAATATAATAAAACTAAATAAATCTTCAATTAGACCTGAATCCAGGGCCTATAGACCTGTAACTGTAGATAAAAAAGTAATATTCCAAAAAAACTTTTAATTTATCCTTTACTTTCTAAATAGGCTGTTGTATAATATTAACCATAGGAGGTAAGAGATGGACAAATTAAAAAGAGCTACATTTAAAAACCCTAGTGATCTTCCAGGAGCAGATAAAGGTAAAAAACCAGAGCCTTTTAGCCCAGGTAACATTATTTGGGACAAAGATTCTGTTATAGACCTAGTATACGAAGTAGCTCCTAAAGTCTTTCAGATTAAAAGGTTTTGGTTTGATGGCACAACGTATACCCAAGAAGACTTCACTCAAGACGCCGCTCTATTCATTTGGGAAAAGATGGAAGAGGGTTACCTTGATTTGACAGCGCCACACCTAGAGAGCATAATATTCACCCTATTAAGTAACTACTTTATCTACAATAAAGCTAGATCTCTAACTAGAGAAAAGAACATTCACTCGTTGGACGATAAAATATCAAGAGATGGATCAGAAGAAGAAACATCTCGTATTGATACCATTTTAGATGACAACCTGACTTCCGAAGATATTGCCTTAATAAGCAATGCTATCATTCACGGTGAGAGTATAATCAAAAAGCTAATCTCAGAACTAAATTTACTCCCATTTCAATCAAGGAGCAAAAATTACAAAGGCACTTTTCGTGGCAAGAGTGTTGAGCTTAGCGAAAGAAGTCTCATGAGAATGTTTTTCTCTGGAATGAGCCTTAAGCAAATTCAAAATGCTTTTGATTCCAATATAGCGACTGAATATTCTAAAGCAAGACTAGTAGAAAAAAAGTTTAAACAGACTTTAGAAAAGATGGTAAGAAAAATAAATAACTTAGATGAAGATGACCGTTTTGATGTTAAACTCTATGCGTTAAGCAAGAGTCCTGTTGGTGTAGACCTATCTACAATACTTTCAAGGTCAGAAAGTCTCAGTAAGTAAAGTAATAGTTAATCAGTTAAATATGCTAAGACTGTATACTATTATGCAGTCTTTTTATTTTCTGTTGCAATTTTCCAAAGTCATGTATTATAGTATAGTATAGGAGGTAGTATAAATAGTGCTAGAAAAATTACAGAAAACAGATTCAGACACCTTAGAACTTATTGATAAGGTTAAAGAGTTTCTCTTTAGTATAAACGTCAGAGTTGACGATGAGAGGGCTTGGGAGATATTCAAGGGTGTATTTGTAATACCCTTTGAGATGTTGGTTGCTAAGAATCCCGAAATTAAATACCAAGGGGCGGGCCGACATTTGCGTCTGAAGAGTCACGCAAACCAACGCTTAGTTGTTAGAGGACTAGGTAAATTTGAATTAAAAGCAGTATCTTCTAAAAAAGATGAGAGGAAAAAAGCCTCGATTAAATTTATACCTGGTGAGGGTTTAAGAAAGACTATTGAGGAGAGAATTGTGGTGGTACAGGATGTCAAATAAAAAGTTTAGACATATTATGTGGCAACCAAAAGCAAAGCCCAAGGGTGACTTCCCTTTTACTTATGACATAGAATCAGTACCAGAAGAGGATACAAAAGACTTTTTAGAAAAAAATAGTGTTGATCTGACTATAGAGTACTACGTTGGTACAGATCTAAAAAAACTTATCAAAGAAGAGTTGATAAGCATTTTTCCTTTTTATAGATATACAGATGTAAACAGTACTGAGTATATAGGTAGAGACAATAATTTAGTTTACAATCTGAAGATAAATGTACATAACTATACTGAGGCTGAGGGGAAAAAATCTAAAAAAGGTACTATCATAAAAACATGGGCTGTGAGATTAATAAATTTTCATACAAACTATCAGTTTAATATGGTTCGTAGCATTGAACAACTTAAGTCTATTTTAAATGTAGAGATACCTTATATGTCCTTTGACCTAGAAACCTCTGGTCTCGATCCAGAAGATGATATAATAACAGGAGCATCATTCTCTTTAGAGCCCCGTATAGGCTATTACGTCCCTATTGAGACAGTTGCTCAGTATAAGCATAAAACATTGGGCTATGAGGCTTTAGACGTGCTCTACGCAGCTATGTTGAGAGCTATGATAGTATTGCTATTCAATGCGGAGTTTGATATCAGGAAAATGCGCTTCTCTAAGCGTAAGTATGATATGTCTAAAATAAAATTCATAGATGTACAATTACCAGCATGGTATATGGACACAGATAATAAAAATACAAGTTTGAAATGGTTCGAAAAATACTTTCTGGGCTACTATAGAAAAGATCTTAATGAGACAATGCAAACTTATGGTCTAGACACTTTTGACACTTCAAAAATTGATCCAGACCACATTCTGTTTTATGGTGCCCAAGATGGAATATCTACATATGAGCTATTCTTTATTGTGGAGGAATACTTAAAAGAATTTGGATTATCTGGACAGATAGACCTACAACTCATATACCCCTTTATGATAATGAAAGAACATCCAACTGATATCAACATAAAGTTATTAGAAGAGGAGCTCAACTATGTAATCTTAAGACTAGAAGAGCTTGACAAACTAATGGATGAATCTATAGGAGACGTAAACTTAAACAGTTCTACACAAAAAGAAGCCTTATTTAAGTCCTTTGGGTTAGATACTGGTGTACGAACTCCAGGTGGCTCTATGTCAACAAGTAAGGACGCAATTGATGGGTTAATAGAGAAGATGGAAAATAGTAATAGACCTATTCCCGAGTGGTTACAATATATGGGCGAGAGATCTAAATTGGAAAAACTAAGGTCTACATACTACGGAAGTTTAAAAGAACAGGTAAACTTTTATAATGGGAAAGTTAGAATAAATTATAGAAATACAAATGCGTCCACTGGGAGACTTAGTAGTGGTAAATTTATTTATGAGTAGGGGGATAAGATGAGTAAAGTAATATTTTTGGGTGATATACATGTTAGTAGTAGGACACCTCTTTCAAGATTAGATGACTACAGTGACACTGTTTTAAAAAAACTGGAAGCTGTTTGTAATTATGCCTCAGAGCAAGGGATTAGTTTTGTAATAACAACAGGTGACTTTTTTGAAAATTATCATGAACCAACTTCATATATGAATAAAATATTTGAGACCTTGAAAAAGTTCATGGATAAAAATATTGAAATTTTTTCCACGATAGGCAATCATGACTTACCTTATAATAACATGAACTATTTTAACACGACACCTCTAAGCTTATTATTTAAAAGTGGGTTTGTCAAAAAATTAGACAACCTTATTATTAATAATACAGTTATACATGGGTTACACTTTTCTGAGAGTTTGGATAAAATAGAGCTAGATAGTGAGATGACTAACATTCTAACTATGCACTATGCTTTGAACGATACAGTTCCTTATGAATCAATAAAAGCAAAAGACTTATTAAATTTTGACATGGTGATAGCTGGGCACGATCATATGTACTATGAACCCTTAACGGTAGAGGAAACTACTTTCTTAAGACCAGGTTCTTTAACTAGACAGACAAAAGACCAGTATAACCTAGAGAGAAGCATTGTCTTTTATGTTGTCGATTTAGAATCTTTGGAGTTTTCTGAGGTTTTAGTCCCAAATGTAATGCCTGCGGAAAAAGTGTTTAAGAACGAGGTTTTCTCAGAAAGGTCCTTGAATCTTTACAGCAATGAGTTTAACTCATTATTCAGTGGAGACACTGAAGAGAAAGACCTTTACGATATCGAGAGTATTCTTGAAGATCTACCTCCGACAGTCCTTAAGAAAAGCAAAGAAGAGGTCATAAAATTCTTAAAAGCTAAGGGGTTGAACAACTAATGACAAAAACTCAGTTATATAACCTTGCTAGGAAAATACCAGAAGAACTAAAGTACACGAATAAATATACGTGGATGATAGACAAGGGTATTATTAAAGGAAGATTTTTGGGGATAAACGACACTTTTGACATGAAGACACCTTTGAATGATTATATTAAGGAAGTGGGGGACATATTAGTCATCCCAAATATTGTAAATAAAAAGATTACTAGTCTTGTTGTTAAGCCTCTAGACAGTACTAAAAAGATGTTGACTTTTGACACACTTAAGTTACCTTTTGGTATAGGGGGATTTCCTGAAGAATTCAGGTATGGGGACTTGATTGTTTTTGTTGAGGGCATTGCAGACTTGGGCGCTTTAAAATTGTTACTACCAAAGACCCCAATCATAGCTATGATGAGTAACGCCATAGCTAAGTCTAGTTACCCCTTTTATGCCATGCTTACTGATAAAATAGTAATCATCCCAGATGGTGATAAAGAGGGACATAGTCAAATAGAACGAATGCGAAAAAGATTTAGTGACTTGGGCGTGAACCTCGGTATAGTAGAGCAGTATGGGAGTATGAAGGACACTGGAGAGATTATAGACTTATTTATGGAATATGAGCGCCAAGGTGGTAGGCAGTTAGGCAAGAAAGACTTCCAGGAAAAATTAAATTTACTTAGAGAGTATTACCAAGGGAGTTTAAGTTTATACAAAAGTTAATGCATTTTTCTGTATTAACTTATTATAATATAGTAGGGGAGATTTTATGGCAAAAGCAAAAAAATATGAAAAATCTTATTTTATAGATATGAATATACAAAGTGCACCTAAACCTAAATCTAGAGATTGGTTTGTCCGCAAGGCAGATTCAAGTTCAATACCAGAATTCACTGTTTGTGGCTGGGAATTTACTTTAGATAGAAGAGAAGACTCTATAGGTATTTCTGAAGGACAGGACCCAAAGTTAAACTTTAGGAGGGTGTTTCTACCGTCAGAAGGGCACTATTGGGTCTCTCGAGACTTCTCAGGACAAGAACTTAGAATTTTAGCTAATCTATCTCAAGATGAAACTTTAATCAACACATTTCTTAGCGGTGGAGACCCACATAAAGCAACTGCAGTTTTGCTATGGGGAGAAGAAAACTATAATAGTGATAAACGTAAACAGGCTAAAGCAATTAACTTTGGTTTGATTTATGGAAAAACAGCCATGAGCTTGGCGGATACTCTAGGTATTTCTGTAAAAGAAGCTGAGTCCTATATGGAAACCTATTTTAAACGTATGCCAAATATCAAAAAGTTTTTAGATAAGTGTGAATTGCTCGCTTCTAAGAATCATGATATTTCCAATCTATACGGAAGAAAACGGCGTTTAAAGAGCTACATTAACCCATGGGGTAACATATCTCGTGCAGGGGCCAGACGTGCTTATAATCATCCAATTCAATCTCTAGGTGCAGACATAATTAAAATAGCCTTAATTAAGGTATATAAAAATATTATAGATGCTCCTATGTATAGGGACAAAGGACTGATTTATTTTCTGTCTACCATCCATGATGAGATAAACTTCAGTGTTTCAAAGAGTATTCTAAATGAAGCTTGTTATAAAATAGGCAAGGAAATGGAACACAAAATCCCAGGGTATCCAGTACCCATCATCACTGATTTAGAAATAGGGAATTCTATGGGCTTAACTTGGAAGTTTGACCAAGATCTTGAAACTTTAGAATTAACCCCAAGATATGAACCTTTAGAGGAGGTATAGAGATGTCGGTTACTTTAGAACAAGCAAAAAAAGTTCTAGATAAGTACACAGAAGAAACAACTAAATTTTTAAAAGAATACAAATTAAGTGAGCTACCAGCTTATTCCGAGTTGCAAACCAAGGAGACACTAGTAGAACACTATAGAGAAGACCAGTACTATTTTGAAAAAGTCTCAAATTTTAAGGCTAACTTTTACGGAATAAAGAACTTCTTCTTAAAATTTAAGGCAGAGAATACAGATCGTGTGACTACGAGAGAGGTTGATGCTATTGAGGGTATCATTAATGAAAAAATCAAACATCTCGATGTTGTTTCTTCTACAGCTAAACAAAGGATTAACTTCTACGATAGAATCATATATCTAATCTCTAATATGTCCTTCGGTGATTACTAATGAAGAATATAGATAGCAATGCAGTGATAGACGGTAAGCTGATCCGAAAGGGATGGGACTATTCAGTGTGCATAGACTTCAACTCTGACAAAGCAACTATATCAGAGACTTTTAGAAAAGGAGACTTATTCATAACATTCTATGATAGACCTAAAAGTTATAGCACTAACATAACATTCCTATATCTAGTTCTGCACCCGATTCTACTGATCTTATTGATATCTAAGAAAAGGCACTTGGGGGGATCTAGTGACTGATTACACATTAAAAAACAAAAAAGGTATAAAGTTAAGTGAGGACCAAAATGAAATCGTAGAGGCCTTACTAAATAATGACTTCTATTTTAATTGTGCTCAAACAGGTTTCGGTAAAACTATAACTACAATTACAGCAGCTATACACAAAGCTGTTCGTAGGAAAGCTGAAGATATACACTTTATCCTTTTAATACCCAGTAGTGCTGAAAAGGCTTTCAGAGATACTATTACAAATATTTTAGGGCTCCCCGTGAGTTTTTATACAGCTAAAAAAAGAAGAATCATGAATAATGCGAGGTTTCATATATTTAATTACTCTTCCATAACTTCTGGTATTATGACTAAAGACAACCCAAGAAACACTAATGATTATATAGAAGCTGTCAAAGAACTAAAGAGAGAACACCCTAATTTATGGTTAATAGCTGACGAGGCTCACGCCTTACAAGATCCTGAGACTAAGCAATATAAGGTTGTCGAGGTTATGATGAAGCTGTTCATAGGTGCTTGGGGTTTAACAGCCACACCAATTCTAAATAATTTAGACGGTCTTTTTTATATGTCAAACCTGTTTAAACCAGGGTACCTAGCAAAAAACATTTATTCTTTTAGAAATAAATTTTGCACGTTTAGCGAAACTTTTTTCTGGATTACCAGAGGTGGTAAGAAAAAGAAAAAAGTTGTTAAAGAGGTTAACGGCTATAAAAACTTAGATATCCTTAGTGATAGGTTCTCTAAGATAAGTATCATAAAATCTAAACATTATGATATCGACTTTATTTATAAAGAAGCGAAATTATCAAAAGAAACTAGGCAGTATTATGCTTATGCTTCTGCGGGTTTATTTAGCGGAACTATTGACAAAGTTACAGGTAAAACTAAAAAGTCCAAACAGAATCATAATGCAGCTAGACTTCATGACTTACAGAGAGTTGTATCAAACTCCCACCCCAATTTTCAACAACTAAAAGATCCAAATAAGATAACAGAGAAAGAGTATCTACTGTTTCAAACTATAAAGGAAGTAATTGCTAATAATGAGGCGGTATTGATCTACTTTACTTATATTCCAACTTTAGAGAGAATAAAATATATACTCAATAAAGTTAGTGGTAGTCTAGGTATACCTAAAATACATGAGATATCTGGGAGTGTCGACTTAGAGTCAAGAAAAAAGGTCGAGTCAGCTTTAGGGCCTAAGGACGTTGTTTTGATAACGTCTGCGGGGACTGAATCAATTAATTTACAAAGAGCTAATAATTTGATATTTTATGAAACACCATTCCCCTTGCGTGAATTTGTTCAAGCCTGTGGTAGAATAACTAGGACTAATTCCACCTTTGATAAATTCAAAGTATATATACTTGAGGCTGTTGGGACAATTGACAGTTATAAAAAAGCTAGAATTTTAAATCATATGGTGATAATAAAAAAACTTTTAGGCAGTAGTAACACACTTCCAGTAGAGGTTTTAATATTATCGGAAGAAGACAAAAAAGCTATGAAGGAAGATTTACTATGGAAGAAGTGAGGCATACATGAGTTTAATGAGCGTAAGTAAAGATGGTAAAGGGGATAACTATGAGACCCCTAAGTATGTGGTAGAGATACTTTTACCATATCTAAGAAAAACTAACATAAGAACTATCTGGTGCCCTTTTGATAAGGCCCACAGTGAATACGTTAAAGTTCTTAAAGAAGCTGGATATATTATTATAAACGGACATATAGATGAGGGTAAAGATTTTTTTGAATACGAACCAGAACAGTATGACGCCATAATTTCTAATCCACCTTTTTCAAAGAAAAATGAGATTCTAGAAAGATGTATAACCTTAGGAAAACCTTTTGCGCTACTTTTATCGGCAACGTGTATACAGAGTGCCTCTTTAATTGAAATTATAGCTAAAGCAAAAGACTTTAATTTCATTATGTTTAATAAAAGAATTAGTTACAGTGGAGATAGACCACCATTCCCTAGTTGGTATTTTACCAGTCAAATTTTAGACGGGAACAAGTTCTATCTATATGAGAGGGATCCTAAGGAATTATTTAGAGAATGGGAACAAAATAAGAGGGGGTAACGTAATGTTTGAGATTGTGGGTAAACATGGTTTAGCCAAAGTATTTGCTAAAGATTACGATGAATCTGCTATAAAGCAAATATACGGTATTTTAGCTAGTCCAATATCTAAAGATGCCAATGTGAGAATTATGCCAGATTACCACGCTGGTGCTGGTTGCGTCATAGGAACTACTATGAAGATCGGGGATAAAGTATGCCCAAATATTGTTGGGGTAGATATTGGTTGTGGCGTGTTAACTATCGAATTAGGCAAGGCTAGCATTGACTTAGAGAAGCTAGACAACTTTATTAAAAGAGAGATTCCTAGTGGCTTTTCTGTAGGTAATTCTAGCAGTTTCTATACAGAGTGCCTGGTGAACGAATTAAGATGTTTTAAAGATATTAAAAATTTAGATAGAATTTATAAGTCTATGGGGTCTCTTGGTGGCGGAAATCATTTTATTGAGATTGATAAGGACGATGATAATAATAAGTATCTCTTAATCCATACTGGATCTAGAAACTTAGGTCTACAGGTTGCCAAGTACTATCAAGACAAAGCAACTAAGAAGATATCAGATAGTCTAGGCTCTGCTAGAGAGACTTTAATTCATGAAAATATTAAAGCCTTAAAAGAGGCAGGTCTACAAGAGTCTATACCGAACTACTTGAAAAACGAGGCTTCCTTCAAAAGAAGTTGGAGTAAAGACTTAGACTTTCTGGTGGGCCAAGACATGGAAGACTATCTTCATGATATGTTTATTTGCCAACAATTTGCTAGGGATAACAGACGAAGTATTGCTGAAAAAATATTAGACTTCTTAAATATAAAAGATTACGAATATTTTGATACAATACACAACTACATAGATATAAAAAGCAAAATACTACGTAAAGGTGCTGTATCAGCCAAAAGGCAGGAGAGATTAGTTATACCCATTAATATGCGTGACGGTGCTCTGATTTGTATAGGTAAAGGTAACCCAGAATGGAACTGCTCAGCACCTCATGGGGCTGGTAGAATCCTATCTCGCAGTGAGGCTAAACGACAACTGACTGAAGATCAGTTTAAGGAGACCATGGATGGTGTTTATACATCAACAGCAACAATAGATACTATTGATGAATCACCAATGGCATATAAACCGATTGAGAATATTATAGGTAGTATTGGAGACACGGTAGAGATAGTAAAGACAATAAAACCAATTTATAATTTTAAGGCAAACTAATCTCGCAAACATTACGAGATAGCTTGCGAGAGAGGGTATTATGGAAAACAAAAGGGTGAGAATTAATTACAACATTAAAGGAACAATTGAATTTGATGTGGGTGATAGTAACTTAGATAAGCCTCTCATTAATGAACTTAAGGGGAAATTTAGAGAAGAGTTAACATCGAGTTTAAACTATGCGCTAAAGTATATCCCCGAGGGATCTGGAGACAAAGCTGAGTTTACGGTAACAAAGGTAGCAATAGAAAGAATATAAATTTTATAAATTTTTTTCTATTTCTGTTGCATTTTTCACTTTTAGTGTATTATAATATAGTGTAAGGAATAAAATTTAATTTAGGAGGAATTATGAAAGGAACCTGGGATCCGAAAAAAGGAAAGTATGTAAAGTCAAAAAAAGAAAAGTCAGAAAGAAACTGGATTCATAAGAATAACTATATTAAAACAAAGTATGGGATTATAAAGGGACCAAATACACCTTATGTAAAATCGAAAGGCGCTGAACCTGTTGAAGGTAAAGATTAGAGACTTTCAGATAATTAAAGAAGCTGACCTGGAGTTTTCTCCAGGTATTACTGCCATTGTTGGTAGTAGTAATAATGGCAAAAGTTCTATTATCAGAGCCATAGAGGCAGCTATCAACAACAAAGGTGGGTCAAGCTTTATAAACTATGATTCAGACTCTTGTGAGGTTACTATTGAAGACAATGGGCATACAATTATATGGCATAAAGATCAGTCCTCTAGAAAGTCTTTTTACGATATTGATGGTGAAAAACTTACTAAGATAGGACAAACTCAACTTGATGAAGTTGGTGCATTATTAAACATGTCTGAAATATCAGTTAACAATGACAGATTTAGATTAAATTTCTGGAAACAGATGGACTTCCCTTTCTTAGTAGGTAGAACATCTTATCAACTTTTCGATTTCATCTCTAAGTCAAAAGAACAAGAGATGATACAGGAACTAAGAGAAATATCGGTAGAAGACTTTAAAACATTAAAGAAAGACACGGATAATCTTGACTCTAATATAAATTTAAAAACTAAAGATATCAGTGTCATAGAGAGTTCTTTAGAAGAGCTCAGGCCTTTTACGGAGTATAACCTAGTTAGGCTAGAAAAGCTTGTTGAAATTAAAGACCACCTATCAACATACTTAAAAGACTTTGATAGAACTACAGAAAATATTTCTAACTACACTTTTGGTCTGTCTGAGATAGTAGAAAAGATTTCGATGCTAACTGGTAAATTTAAGAGTATAGAGAGTCTGTATGAGTTTTCTGAGGCTCTAATGCCAGTTATTGAAGCATATGATGAATCAGTTTTCAACTTAGATTCTTTAGAAAATACTGATCTAAAAATATTGGACAGTAAAATAAAAGAAAACGAAAATAAGGTAATGAAACTCGAAGCCTTAGTTTCTAAGATTGAGGATCAAGAGAGAGTTAGAGCAGACTTACAAGACCTTTTAAAAGAGTACTGTGTCGTAGGTACCACCTTAGACACACACAAAGACTATATAAATAATATAGAGGAAGAGATTGTTAAAGTGAACAAGTCTCTAGAAGAGTTTGAAGTATGCCCATTGTGTGGCAATAGTTTGAAGGAGGACAGTTGTGGACAGTAAACAACTACAGAGAAAGTATAGTGAGTTAAAAGAAAAACTAGATGATTTAAAATCTAGTAAGATAAAAAAAGAAACACTAAAGGAATCCTTAGAGAAAGAGAAACAGTCACTCGAGGAAAAAATCTTAAAACTAGCATCTACAAAAACTGTAGAAGAAGCTAGAGCTAAGTTAGATTTAGTTGAGAGCAAGCTATCTGAACTATTGACTGAGGCTGAGGCTATCATCAATGGATAGTTCTAAAGTTATAGAGACCTTTAATTCAAAAATAAGCCTCTATAATTATAAGTTAAAGCAATTAGAGGACACACAGAGAGAGAAAGAATCTTTAATTAAAGAAAAAGAATCCCTAGATAAAACTAAGGACTTGAAAGAGAACTTGATTTTAACTTGCAAGCTAATTGTTGAAAGGATAACCTATTCAAGCAAGGCTAAGTTAGAGAGGTTCCTAACTAAGGCCCTGAAAAGCATATTTACGGATCGTGACTATGAGATCAAATTAGTTCTAAAAGAGGACACTAAAAAAGCTGGTTTAGATTTAGTACTATCAGAGAATGGTGTCGACCAAGAGATAACTGACGCTGTTGGTGGTGGTATTGTGTCTACTCTTGGGCTGTTATTGCAAATATACTATATTGAAGTATACCAACTAAATAAGATAATGTTTATAGACGAGGGTCTTAAGGAGATTTCTACTGGAGTTAATGCTGAAGGTGAGGCTGTTAACTATCTTAATAATCTTTTAACATTTTTGAAGTGGTTGGCAGAAACTAAGGAATACTCTCTAGTAATCATAACTCATGATAACACTGTAAAAGAGTTTGCCAATTCTGTATATACTGTAAGAAAAGGGAAGGTGGAAAAATGTTAGATACCAAATTGATTGTTCTAATTGTTATGGCTTTGACTCTCATTTTAATTTTATGTTATATGGGTATTGCTCATATTGTGCTTGGCAAGATTCCTTTAGAGATGACTACACAAGTTTTATCTCCAGGGAAGAAATATCACTTCAATTTTAAAAAAAGCTTATTTAGTGTGGGTAGCTTTGAGATCATACCCAAAGAAGACCACCAAACACTTTTAAAAATAACAGAGTATTACAATGGTAATCGTGACTACCTTATACAGGCTTATATTTCTGGGTTACTGGTGTACTCTTCAAATCTAAAAAATGCTTATTTTATAGTAGATACAAATGAAGATGAATAAGTATTTGACATAGTGTCAAAAGTTATTGCATTTTTAGAAAGTTATACATTATATAATATTGGTAAGTATAATTATTGCCTTCTACAGAGGTGCATGGAGTATATATTCATTGTATTTTCTTTTTTCAAAGCCAATCAGTAAATAAATCCTCCTTTCAGCCAGCTCTATGCATCTCTGTAGAGGGCAATAGTCATAACCGAAAATAGAAACTGCTATCGTAGATGGACGTATACAGCAAAATGAAAGATGAATCTGTTAAATTCCTCCCTTAAACGTCTTGACAATAGTATAATAAAAGTTAATAGTATAGATGGACACATACAGCAACTAAACACATTCCAATGGTAGGAAAATTCTCTTATAAAGAATCTGAGCGGTTCAATTCCGCAAGTCGTGTCTTGTTACTATTAAAATTCGCTTTAAATATAGATGGATGCATACAGCAAACTTTAGCGATGATCTTGTAAATCAGTGGCTATAGGTTCGAGTCCTATATAATTCACCTAGTGGGTTATTAGCTCAGTTGGTAGAGCACTTAGCGAAAAACGCATCTTGATATTTAAAAATATAAAAGTTTTATATAATCATTGTATACCGTAAGTAACGGTTCGAGTATTACTTATGTGGATGTTGGTCTTCCGAAAATGACGGAGACATAAAACACAGAATATCATTTACTTGGATGTTAAACCGAGAGTAACGGTTCGAGTATTGCTCATGTGTATGAAAAGCATTCATTATGAAGGCTTTTCATTTAGGAAGGTATAAAAGATATGAAAGACTTACAGGCCCTTATAAAGATCACTATATTACTTTTAGTGAGAGACCGATTATGGCTAAATTCCATGGTGAAACATTAGCTAGAAAATATAATAATATGCAGTCAATTGTAGCAAATACTAATATCAAAGCAGTATTTGATTTAATCCTAGATGTTGCGGTTAGAAATAATTTACAACAAGAGGATCTACCAACTCATATTTATATTTTCTCAGATATGGAATTTGACGAATGCGTTACTACATCTGAGGACCCTTGGATGAGAGTAACGCCAGTAAATAGAACTCTTTTTGAAAAAATCAAAGATGAATACAGTAGAAGAGGTTATAGACTACCACAAGTAATCTTCTGGAATCTAGACGCTAGACATAACCAACATCCAGTTAAGCAACACGAAACTGGCGCAGCTCTGGTTAGTGGTTTCTCTCCAACAGCTTTTAAATTTATCTCTGAAGGTGTAATTTTAACACCTATGGAAGTTATGATGGAGACTTTAAATAGTCCTCGTTATGCCAAACTTTCTGAGCTTTTTAAGGAAGAGTAAGACCTAGTAATTAGTAATTTAATAGGGTTATAAAAATTTATTTCGACTATAACTTTTATAGCCCTCTATTTGGAAAGTAAATTGCACTGGCGTGTAACCTAGTCTTGAAAACTAGTGGTTCCGAGAGGAATGGGGATCGATACCTCTGCTTTCCGCCATATTATACTTGCAAATCTAGAAGACTTGGTAGGGAATTTGTTTTGATAAAACACTGGGATCGATTACCCAGCTAGATTAAACTTATATGAAAGTCCTCCTTTGCAAGGGAGGCATTATGGATGTGTAGCTCAATGGCAGAGCGATCGGCTCATAACCGATTGGTTGGGGGTTCAAATCCCTCCAGATCCACCATATATTCCTATAGTGTAATGGAAGCACCCTAAGCTACGTGGCAGAAATGCCTACGTATGTAGAGAAGTATAGGTTCGAGCCCTATTAGGAATTCCACTTTTAAACTTAAGGGACCGTGAAAGGTTAATCGAAGTTTCAGTCGACCATCACTAGACTGTTTTCACATTAGGCATGGTGATGCATGCCCCCTACATCTAACTACCGCTCAGTAGCATAAAGGCAGTGCAGCGTCTTCATACGGCGTATTGTGTTGGTTCAACTCCGACCTGAGCGACCACAGAGAGCAATCTGGAATGGTGACCAGGTCCGCCTGCTAAGCGGTTCGACGGGGTTTCTCGTTGCGGTTCGATACCGCTGTTCTCTGCCAAATAAGGGAGACATTGATGGACTATGTATTTACAGATCCACATTTCAGTCATACAAAACTAAGAATTAAAACTCGTCAACAGTTTTCCTCAGACCAGGAAATGAACGAATATATTGTAAAGCAGTATAATTCGGTCATTACACACCCAGGTATTAAGGTGTACTGGTTAGGTGACCTGGGAGAAAAAGAAGCAATTGAAGAATTCCTTCCGAAGATGAGGGGTTATAAAATTTTAATTCTTGGGAATCATGATAAATACGGTAGATCATTTTACCGAAAATACTTTGATGAGATTCATGAGGTTGGAATCTTCTACAATAAAAGAATTCTACTTTCACACCACCCAATGCCAGTAGAGTCTGGAATGATAAATGTTCATGGGCATACTCATCTGATAAGTCTCACTACTGGTAGACATTTTAATGTTTGTGTTGAACATACAGATTATAAACCAGTGACTATGAAAAAATTTGTTGATATGCTAGTGCAAATCCCACAAATAAATAGAAGATTTCTTCAAGAGTGGTACAAAGATCAGCAAAAACCTGATGGAAGAGATAGCGATGACCTTGTATTGAAAGACGATGGGAGTATTGATGTTGAAAAAACAAAAGAACTCTGGAAAACGATTAAGTAGGGGGCTGTATTAGGTCTCGACAAGGTAAACGAGAATGTATAAGCAAGGGTTGTTGGAACAACTAAAAATTCCAAGTTAAATATAACTGGAAACACACATTTCTCTTTCGCCTAAGAATTAGACGGATATAGACTACAATTGCTTTTTCACCGACTGTAGTCTGAACTAATTGTGAAAAGGTTCTTATATTGATAATGATAGGTATAAGAAGAAACATCATTTGAGTTAATATCTTGTTTGCTTATTTATAGATATTAACGACATTAATTCTAAAATAAGATAACCTTGTAGAAACTACATTTAGATTTATTTTGGACAGGGGTTCAATTCCCCTCAGCTCCACCAATAGGGGTATAGCATAATGGTAGTGCAACGGACTTTGACTCCGTCCATCCTAGTTCAATTCTAGGTGCCCCCGCCACTTGCGAGTATCATATAAAGGATTATTATCTCAGACTTCCAATCTGATGATGAGGGTTCGATTCCCTCTACTCGCTCCAAAACTAATAAGTGACTCGCCTGAGCAGCAACAGGTTCTAACTAGTTATAGTTAAGCTGACTATATATGTGGAATAAAATATCAGCGATGCACCTAGGGAAAGATACGGATAGTCTGCGCCGTTCTAAAGTAGTCACTTAATATATGGTAGATGTACGCATCAAGGATAAGCGGCTAGATTGTGGCTCTAGTGTTTGCGGGTTCGAGTCCCGTCGTCTACCCCAATATGGTTCTGTAGCTCAGTAGGTAGAGCACTAGACTGAAAATCTAGGTGTCAGCGGTTCAATTCTGCTCAGAACCACCATAAGGCCTTTTAAACCCCTAAGGAGAGGGCCCAGACTGTAAATCTGGTATGCTTTTGCATTCGCTGAGTTCGATACTCAGAGGGGCCACCATTTAAGGTTCCATAGCTCAATGGGAGAGCGCCTGCCTTACAAGCAGGAGGTTATAGGTTCAAGCCCTATTGGAATCACCATAATGACCTCGTAGCTCAATCGGTAGAGCATCTGACTTTTAATCAGAGGGTAGCAGGATCGTAACCTGTCGGGGTCACCACGGGTTAGTAGCTCAGTAGGTAGAGCGCATGACTGTTAATCATGATGTCATAGGTTCAATCCCTATCTAGCCCGCCATAATGCACCTATAGTGAAATGGAATATCACGCAACGCTACGGACGTTGAGTTCCGAGTTCGAATCTTGGTAGGTGTGCCAAATTTTACTGGAGGTACTGTCATGAAACCTAATTCAGTGAACTATGATTCACTAGACTACAACTCAATAACATACGGTAAACTTTCAGAGTCAGAGATGTTTAATATTATAAAAGAGACGATATCGGATTTTGATAATGACTACGTTATTACTATCGGGACTGACAGTCAAACTTATAGTAGAACAAAGGTAATTACAGTCATAGCTATTCATAAGGTTGGTAAGGGTGGTATATTCTTTTATTCATCAGAGCATCTTAAGCCAATTACTAATTTAAGGGTTAAGATCTATAATGAAACAATGAGATCTTTAGAGTTAGCTAAAAGATTAAATGAGTTTTTGTTTAATGAGAATCTAGATTACGATATCTTTGTTCATTTAGATATTGGTAGAAGTAAAAAAGGTAAAACTGCCGAACTAATTAATGAACTAATGGGTTGGGTAGAGGCCGAAGGATTTATGCCAGAAGTTAAGCCTAATAGTTATGCAGCCTCATGTATCGCTGATAGAATAAGTAAGTAGGTAGATAATAATATGCGTTGGAGTATCGAAGAATTATTTAGTGCAATAAAATATCAAATGAGACTTTATTCTTGGTATAGAGTTTGGAAAAAACTTGGTTCTATCTGGAGAAGTATCAAGGCAACAGTCCATTGGATTTTCTACGGTTTTTGTTGGGAGAGTATTTGGGATTTAGATAGACATATGATTGACTTTTTTATTGAGAGATTATCTATGTTTAAAAAAATAAACGTAAATTCCTATTCCTGTGACGTAGAAAATCTCGAAGAATGGAAGAAAATAATTGATAGACTTATTCATGGCTTTGAAATAATGAGAAGTGAGGAATATGCTCTAGACTATGAGTCTGTAGAGCCAGTTTATGAAAAATTAGAAAACGGTATGGCAAGTGTATCTTTCCCAAGAACACCAGAGCAAGAGGCTCAAATGAAAGCTGCTTGGAAAAAACAAGCTGATTATGATGAAGAAACGTTAAAGTTATTTATAAAATATTTTAGAGATCTATGGGACTAGGTGGCCTAATGGTAGGGCAAGTGCCTGCAAAGCACTAGATTGTCGGTTCAAGTCCGACCCTAGTCTCCAAATAAAAGGGCCTGTAGCTCAACTGGGAGAGCACCTGCCTTGCAAGCAGGAGGTTGTGGGATCGTGCCCCATCAGGTCCACCATTAAATTAAACATACCACGCCAGTAGCAAAAGCGGATTCATCTATAGCTTAGGATACCTGTCCAGACACAGGAAAAGCAGCTTAGCGTACTGCATGCGTCGATAGTACACTTTAAATAGTGGGCGTGGTATAAAATTAAATAGAGATGGCCCATTGGTGGAATGGTAACACGTCGCCCTTTCAAGGCGAAGAGAGCGAGATCAATACTCGCATGGGTCACCAAATATAGTCCATTAGTGGAATAGGTTTAACACGTCAGCCTCTCAAGCTGAAGAGCACGGGTTCGAACCCCGTATGGACTACCAAAAATAATTATAGATGATAAAGAGACATATGTGGCAAGATAGACCCGGTGTGGCGCTGGATTCCGGCTTAAATAGTTTAAAGATGTACCCCAAAGAAAACACTTTATCATTTATAATACATGCCGACGTAGCACAATTGGCAGTGCAACTGACCTGTAATCAGTAGGTTGGGGGTTCGATTCCTCTCGTCGGCACCATGAATTAAGTATATAAACATGCCTATCTAAAATTCCCAGTCTTTTAGTCCTTCGCTTTAATAGGACAGACAGCGTTAAGCGGCGAATCAAACATTGATAGGCTAACGGGAGCGTTGGTTGAGGAGAGTCGGCGAAGCCAAGCACTTTATATAACTCGAGCAATATATTTAGTGAGTTTATATACTTAATTGATGGTACTATGAATAAAATTAACAACCCTACATCGACGGATGATAGAGGACACGTTGCCCGGACCGCAGAGGGGTTAGCAAGTATAATCTGTACTAACTGGTGGTGGTGAATAGGCCGTTCACAGTAATTCCACAAAAATTCCAGAATAAAGTTATCAGTGACTGGTATAGTGAAGAAACGTAGGTTGTTAATTTTATTGGTGGTATCATGAATTAAATATATAATCCGCCTCAGCATCAAGAGGTCTGGTATTCAAGGAAGTCATGACCCAAAGAATATGCCAGATAAAATATCAGCGATGTACCTAGGGAAAGATACGGATAGTCTGCGCCGTTCTAAAGAAGATTATGTATTTTATTGATGGTATTATACTATCTTGGTAACAGTAGCCTACATTCGTTTACTAACGAAAAATAGTATTGTTATCCCACTAATAACCCACTCTAAAAATACTAGATATATACTAGTCCTAACGGGGATAGAAATGACTCATTAGTGCACATGTGTGAGTATATTAAATTTTGTGGTATAGTGGATTTATGCTGGTCAAAAACAGCTAGAGACAATAAGTCAAAGCAAACTCCATGGTAAGCTTTGCGATCTCGATGTGGATCTAGGCATATCCTAAAACTGCCTACAATATGCAGGGTAGAGCAGTGGTTAGCTCGTCAGGCTCATAACCTGGAGGTCGTGGGTTCAAATCCCACCCCTGCGCCCATTTAAAATATTAGAGGAGTTATAGTTATGTCAAATATGAGTTTTAGAAATATTACTTTAAATTTAAACGGTATCATTACATATGAACCTAGTAACGGTAAATACGGACTTTTAATTGACGGTCATATTAAAGAGATAAAAGGCATTTCTTTGAGTATAAGCCCCCAAGAACTCCATTTTGACAAACCTTGGTTAAAAAGAATAAAGTCACCTTTCCTAGGTGAGTTTGCCTTTACTGAAGACTTCTTAGCTTTTTCGGATAGTAAGAAGACACTTCGCAAATTTAGGAGATTCCTAAAAAAGATTAAATACAAATAAGGTGGATTAGCTCAATAGAGTAGAGTACTAGCCTGTCACGCTAGGGGTTGCGAGTTCGAGTCTCGTATTCACCGCCAGAACCGAGTATAGCTCAGATGGTAGAGCGCTGTGCTGATAACGCAGAGGTGGAAGGATCGTTACCTTCTACTCGGACCAAAATTAAAAAGACCTGGGCAAAGTCGCCTACCCTTTGATGGCATATAACTATGTATTAGTTGGCTTTGCTAGGCACAAATAAAATAAAAGAGGTAAAGTAATGGACAGAATTTCAATTAAAGGAACAGAGAATCTAAAGAAATTTATTGAGGGCGTTTCTTGTCAGCTTGTACAAATATTAGTCACTATAGACGACTTTCAATCTCAAAAAGATTATGATGAAAAGTTTTTCACAGTAGACATAGCTTACCCAGAGTATAGTGGTGACTATTTTGAAAAAGTTAATGAGTTAGACACAGTTACACCCCATCAAGAAAAAGAGTAATAAATGCACCCGTAGCCAAATGGACTCAAGGCAACGCCCTTCTAAGGCGTAGACTACTGGTTCGAATCCAGTCGGGTGTGCCATTAAAAAATTAAACCCAACCTATCGCAGCTCTCGAGCTGAGGAAACTACGGACACGACCTTAGGTAAAATCGTTCAACGCTGTATGTCTAATAAACTATGGCTGATATGAAACGGCTGTGTCAGGCGAGCGTGCAACCCAAATTATGGTAGGGGCTTAGATAAATGATAGGATAAACAGAATCCGTGTTATGGGTATAATTTATAAAGATCGAGCTTAGGTTATCCGTGTGAGCCTAGGCCACCTGGGTCTATGGTGGAATGGAATACACGATGCGCTTAAAACGCATTGCCGAAAGGATTGAGAGTTCAAATCTCTCTAGACCCACCAAATTTCGCAGATGTAGTTTAGAGGTAAAATCTCGGCTTGCCATGTCGAAGTCACGGGTTCAAGCCCCGTCATCTGCTCCAAATAATTAAATATATACGAGGTGTGGCTCAGTAGGTAGAGCGCCTGGTTTGGGACCAGGAGGTCACAGGTTCGAAACCTGTCACTTCGACCATGGGTCTGTGGTGGAACGGTATACACGCTAGTCTTAGGAACTAGTGCCGAAAGGATTGAGAGTTCAAATCTCTCCAGGCCCACCAATTTTATAATGAGGTAGAGATGTTAAAAACATTTAGGATAGTAAAATTAAATAAATAATACGTGGGGGTATAATATAATGGTAGTATGAAGGTCTCCAAAACCTTTCGTGAGAGTTCAAGTCTTTCTACCCCTGCCAAAGATAATAAAACTTATAAAATTTTTATAAGTTTTTTCTATTTCTGTTGCATTTTTCACTTTTGACTCATTATAATATAGTGTAGGGGGAGATCCCCAATAAGATCGGAGGAAAGAAAATGGAATTAAGTTCAAACAGAGAACCTTTTGAAGGTAATGTTACAGAAAGAGAAATCATAGTTACTTGGAAAACTGGGGAAGTAGAAAACTGGGGCGAAATGGTAGGTTTTTACGCCAAAGATATGGTAGATGCTTGGAATCAAGTAGAGGAACAATGCCCTAATCTCAACTTAATCAAGAGTATTCGATTAGGTAAAAAATTGGAGGATGAAGAATGATGAAAAATAAATTAGACAAAAAAGATGTATTATGGATATTCGCTTTTAAGGATAATAGAACTAAAGAGCATTATGAACGTTACTACGGGAAATACGAAGGGCAACCTACAAATAATACATTATATGAAATCTTTTCTCAAGTCATAGACAAAATAGATGATTGGAAACAAGTAATGAATTTGTTGAGATCAGATAGAGTAATGCACAGAATGTTTAATAAAATGAAAATTCAAAAAGAATTAAAACAAGATGTAACATATAAAGAAATTGAACCTACTTTTGAAGAGTGGATGGTTTATGGTTTTATTGATTGGGCTTGTCATGTTACTAGAGACATGCTTAATGAATGGTGTGGTGGTAAACATTGGGAAAAATGGGTTGATGATGAAAGAGCAAGTTATAAAGATAGTGAGGAGGAAAAATAGAAATGAAAAAAGAAGATTTAAAAGCAGGCTATTTGTTAGAAGTAATTGACTGTGTAAGGGAAAAGGGTTTAAGAGTTATAATGCCAATTGTGTATGAAGGGGAAGAAACTCTAGCAATGGTTGAAAACTTAGAAGAAACTTATTGTCAGGAAATTAAGACTTTTGACCCTTTTCAAGAATTTGAAGTTTTAGCAGTTTATGGGTTACCAACAGATGGACGTCATAAGGTTTGGAAAAAAATTAGTAAAGAGGGTAGGCCCTTACTTTGGGAAAAACCTAAAAAAGTATTTAGACTTTGGAAATACTTAGAAAGTCAAGTTAAGAAGGTGGGTTATAAATCTCTCGCCGAAACTTTGATATTTATGAAAAATGTCTCATCCAATTGGATTTATAAATGTGATGGCGTAACTGTAGAAGACTGTCATAAACTAGGTTATCTGATTGAAGAGGAGTGGCTAGTCGAGGAAGAGTTTAAGTTTTAGGGATATAAAAAGGAGCTATTTACACTATTAATGACAGATTTAAAAAGTATTGAACAAGGTAGATGTCCAGTTTGTGACAGCCCTGACTTCTGTAAAACGGAAACAGGGGCTTACGAGTGTTTCAGATGTGGTAAAGAGTTTATTATCAAAGAGGGTAACGTAAGTGAAAAGTAATCTGATCCTGCTTTTACAGGTATTAAAGTTGGCACATAAAGAATTAGAGTTTGACAACTGGGAAGAAATCTTAGAAGCTTATTTTCAAATTGTAGAGAAATTAGAAGAAAAATAAATTACTGATGGGAGAGTTATATGGAAAGTTCTGTTTTAGTTAAAGACTTAGTTAACTTATTAACAACAAAAAAGTTTATAGCGATCACTGATTCTGATTCTGATGAGTTGCTTTATAAAGGTTATGTTCACGATTTCTTAGAAAGCCCACTATATCCGACTGTCGGATTAAGAGAAGTCTTTAGCATAGACATTTTAGATGGGGGCTATTACATAACCTTATGAGAAGTTTAATAGAAGAAATTTTAGTACCAAATAGTAAAAGATTAGACAAGTTAATAGAGATATTAGAAAATAATGAGATTAGTTATAAAACCGAAAAGTACAATGGAGCCGTCAATCTTATTGTCCCTATAAAGGGGTCTAATAAAGCCACTGATGGCTTTATTTTATTGGGTGCACATTATGACATATACCCAGGAAGTTATGGTATAAATGACAACAGTTGCGCTTTGGGTGTACTCATAGAATTTATACTAGCCACAAAGCTTAGAAAGCCTAAAGAGAATCTAGAGATTGTATTTTTTGATAAAGAAGAAGTTGGTATGATCGGATCCTATAATTATGCACTTAAGCATAATAAAGAGATAAATGCAGCTATCATTCTAGACATTATTGGTTATGGGGACACCTATATTTATGGGACTCCTAGTCATTCTCTATCCTTTAAGGACCTTTTAGAAAGAGTTGGCGCAAAAGAGATTGCTACAGTCCTACCTAGCGATAATGTACAATTATCGAGATTTGTGGAAAAAGTTGCCTTGATAACTGCAGTGCATGATAAAGACATAATAAGAACTCGTAGTAGCTATTGGACACATGACTTAGGACCTTCTCCAGAATTCTACACTTCTTTCCATAATAGAAAAAATGATAATGACATAAACATCATAAACTTTGAACTATTAGAAACTCTAAAATATAACCTTGCTAATGCATTTTTAGAAGATAGGTCATTATAATATACTGGAGGGCATATGCAAAAACAAATAGGACTATTCTATGAGAACTTAGATGGTGAAAAGATTCTGTATCACAGCTACTATAATGAAAAAGAACTCATCAGAGCCATAGATTCTGATGAGTTTAAGGCTATAGAAAAGACAAGAGTCTATATTGTAGATATGAGAAAAGAGGTTGATCAAGATAAAGATTAGACTATTCGAGGCCTTTGCTGGTATAGGCACACAGGCTTTAGCTTTAAAGTACTTGGGACTTCCTTATGAAAGTGTAGGGATCAGTGAGATTGATGTCCATGCACTGAAGAGTTACGGGGCCATACATGGGAAAGTAGAAAACTATGGAGACATTTCCACAGTCAAAGAGATCCCTCAAGTTGACTTATTCACATATTCTTTTCCATGCACAGATATATCTACAGCAGGTAATATGCAAGGATTTAGAGAGGGTAGTGGTACTAAGTCAAGCTTACTTTGGGAAGTTGGTAGGATACTTGACAGACAAAAAGAAATTAATAAGCTACCAAAAGTTTTGCTTATGGAGAATGTTAAGCAACTTTTGGGGTCCAGGTTTATAAATGACTTTTACAGGTGGACAGATTTTCTAAGGAGTTTAGGTTATACTAGTTACTATAAAATCATGGACGCACGAGACTATAATGTCCCTCAGAGTAGACGAAGAGTCTTTATGTTATCTTTGTTGAGGGAAGAGTCTTTTACTTTTCCAGAAAAACTACCTTTAACTACAACCTTTCAAGACCTATTGGAGATAGATGTGGATGAGAAATATTACATCTCTGACAGTTTAAAGAGAGTTCTGACAACAAACACAGGAAATAAGTTTGACAGAGTTGGTCGTACTTTAGGAAATATGAATCGAGTTAATCAACACATAGCTAATACAATTACCACAAGAGTTGACAGAGGCCCTTTTGATAACTATATTATGGAACCACACCCTGAAGTAGTTACAATACAAAACTTTAGAGAAGCTAGGGTCAGAAAGTTAACGCCAAAAGAATGTTGGAGACTGATGGGTATTAAAGATGAAGACTTTGAAAAAGCTGAAAAGGTCTGTAGCAACACGCAGCTTTACCGACAAGCTGGGAATGCTATAGTAGTTAATGTACTCATGGAGATTTTTAAAAACTTATATAAAGGAGAAGAGATATAATGGAATACTTAGATTTAAGTTACTTAGTGCTTTTAGAACAAAACAGGCAACTTAAGGAACAAAACAGGCAACTTATTGCGGAAAATGCAAAGTTAAGAGATGGGCGTGTGCAGAAACAATTAGAAGTACAGGTCGAGATAAATAAAACGCTGATAAAAAAGATTGAAGAGATCAAAGAAGAAAAAGACCAAAAGCTAAATTTTTTAATTGATAACGCTTTTAATATTGAGTATCAGTCAGATTTATGGGATCCTCTATGTAAAAATGCTCAGAAATTATCTTTTGACTTTGAGAGATTGTCTACCAGTAAAAAAAGAGAATTAGCAGACATACTCATGTATATGCAAAAGAGAGCTAGATTAGGAGATAAAGATGGCGAATAAAAAAACGGAAAAAGAAATAGTTACTACAAAAGACATTAACAAATTAGTTGGGGACTTTTTATTCACCCCACCAGAAAAGAATGAAGATGGTACTATAAAAACAGAGCGTTATGAGACAGGCATTGTAATGTTAGACCTACTGCTTAATGGAGGGTTTCCTAAAGGTAAGGTTTTAGGTCTTGGTGCTGAAGAAGGAATCGGGAAAACTACAATTTTGATTCAAAGTGCCGGTAACATCGTAGAGAGGTATGATAAGAAAGTATTTTACATTGATGTTGAAGGTGGTGCAACATTTGAACTGTTTGACGCTATGGGTTACTCAGATTTGCTCTATAGCCCTGATAATAACCCCACAGGCAAACTTTATTTAATATCTGTAGAAACTATACAGGATATAGCTAAAGTTGTCAGTAAGGTCGCAAAAGACCCCGATACAGCTTTAATCATCATAGACTCAGATACTCAAGTAGTTGATGGCAGAACTTTAGTAGATGATGAACTTGGTATGTCGAATAATTCTATAGGAACTGATGCTAGAATGTGGTCCAAGTCATTAAAGCCTATCAATGCAGTTATTAAACAATCAAGCGCATGCCTAATAATTGTTCATCAAGCTAGAATGGACCTGAGTGGCTTTATACCAAGAATTACTTCAACAGCGGGTAGAGCTGCTAGACACGTTGCTTCAGCAGAAATTTGGGGTAAAAAGATTAGTTGGATCCATGAGGGCAATTCTTTACCTGGAGGTGGGGAAAGATATAAAGCTGATGCTATAGGAGCCTATGTTAGTTTAAATACAGAAAAGAATAGATTAACAAAACCTTTTGCTTCCGTACAGGTGCCTATTTTCTTCGGTAAGGGCGTTTCTAACCTTTGGGCGTATAAGACATGGCTAGAGGAAGAAAAGTACACTGACGAGGCTACAGGAGAGGTTATAGGCTTTATTGAGAAGAATGGATCTTGGTATACTATTAATTTACCATTCATCTCTGTTAAAGAAAAGGTTCAAGGTGATCAAAAAGTTTGGGACATAGTGATGGAGCATGCTGAAGATATTAAAGCATACATTGACACACATGGTGGCTTTAGAACCAAAAGAGCTGAACCTCTTATTATAACTTAATATTAAATACTGAGTGTACCATCAGAGAAGACTACTAGAGATGGTTCAGTTTGCAACAACATTTCCTCAGTATAAATACAAACCGTTGCAATCGACATTCATGACATAAACCATAGGCAGGATTTTCAATAGTCTACTAAGTAAGACCTATGGCATAAGTTGAATGTTTAAACATGGTAGCCCGCTACTGCGAAATTTAACTACTACTACTACTACTACTACTACTACTACTACTACTACTACTACTACTACTACTACTACTACTACTACTACTACTACTACTACTACTACTACTACTAAAAAGAAAAGAAGAAGAGTATCTCCTCTATATATATCTTTTATTTTCTTTTGCTTCTTTTCTTTTTAAACCATTACTTGCAGAAAGGAGAAACTTAATGAAGAAACCCTTACTTATTCTAATCTATGGAAGAAGTTGCGTTGGCAAGACTACTATAGTTAGAGAATTACAGAAACGTTATCCAAATACCTTACATGAGGTAGTAAGTACTACAACTAGGGAGATGAGACCTGGTGAAGTTGATGGACTTGATTATTACTTCATTCCTAAGTGGCAATTTGAACTTAGGGCCATTCAGGACGTCTTTATAGAGTCTGTTGAGTATAACGGTAACTACTATGGCATATCAAAATCTTCGTTTGACTATAGTCTAGATAAAGTCAATATAGCAATTATAGAACCTGATGGCGTTAAACAAATAAAAGATAAACTGAGCGATTCTTTTTATATTGTGACAATAAAGCTTGAGGAGAATGATCACATCATATTCGAACGTTTTATGAAACGTGGTGATCCTAAGGAAATTGTATTTGAAAGATTTCCAAAAGATAAAATAAAGTTTGCAGAGAAGCCTTATGACTATATGGTAAACGCCAATGCAGACATAGTCGAACTAATAATTAATAGATACAGAGGTGCTTAACTTGGACATAAAATTTCTAAAAGATAAATACAAAAGTTTAGTTTATTCAGACAAAGAGAAATTCCTGGAAGAATTGAAATTTGTGAGAGACAGTGCTGACTTTACTAAAATACCAGCTGAACCAATATTAATTTATAGTGTGGGAAAAAAGAGAGCTTTTTACTATGCACTATGCTTTCATTTCTCTCTTTTAAAGAAGAAGGTCCTCGACTATAGTTTAATTACAAGTAGGCAGTATCTAGACCAGCATTTCCTAGATAGAGCGGACAGAGACTCTCTATACAAAGAGGCACTTTCTACAGAACTCTCATTTATAAGCTTAAGTGCTAATGACAATACAAATGACTATATGGAACAACTCCTTATAGATTTAGTGGAGAACAGATTCTATAAAAATGATGTAACTGTCATTTTTATAGATATGAGTGAGGGTGCAATAGAAGTTAAAAAGTTGGATAGGTATTTTAGAAATAACAGTTTTGCAGTATTGGATCTAACTAAAAAAGCACAGGATGAAAAAGTGACCTCTAATGGTACTATTGCCACTAAAAAAGGACGTATACTATGAAGACTTTAGCTAAAATAATACTCTCTATAGTAGGGACAAAAGAGTCCACCTTTGTAGAAAAAAGGCTAGTTACTTTAGAGAATCAACTAAATCTAAACGAAATAGAAAAGCGAATATTGGAAGATATTAGAAGTAATCTTCAGTTAAAGGATCTGGTCTCTACAGCCTATCTTAAGGACAAATACTCTTACTACTTTGTAGAAGATGACCTGATTCCTGAGGATTTGTTGCAAAAAGAGGCAATAGACTCTGCTATCGTTTCACTGAGAGTTAGTCAATTAAAAGAAAACCTGTCAAAAGACTTGATCTCTTTGGGTGGCAAGGTCATAACTTTATCTCCTAAGGATATTAAAGTAAGACTTGGCGACCTACATAATAGTGCTTTGATTGAGAGCAAGTATGAAGACCCAGTTAATATTTTCTCAGAAAAGGAAGATCCTTATTCTGAACTACAGAAGAAACGTGGTGGGTTGTCTTTATTATTACCTGAAGTAGAGAAACACGCTGGTAAGGCCTCTTTAGGGACTACTGTAAGCATTTTAGCAGCTTCTGGTCATGGCAAGTCAGCTTATGCCTTAAACTTAGCGTATGCTAATGCTATGGACGGAAAGAACATACTCTACTTAACTTTAGAGGACACATCATCTAAATTAAAAATGAGACTTGTCTTGAATCATATCGCTGTTACTGCTAATAATTCTAAGGAGTTAATAAATGCGTCCTGGGTCCGTGACAACAAATTAAGTCAAGAACAAAAAGAGTTTTATAATAAAAAACATAATGAGATGGTGAGACTTCTAGATAACCATCTGCTTATTTGGGACACAGACGAGTTTCATTATGACACATTTTTAGATATGGAGGACACTCTACGTAAAGCAGATAAAATGTTCAAGGAAAATACGGATAGAGGGTTAGATGCAGTGTTCATAGATCATGTCTCTTTGTTAAAGTATACTATTGGATCAGGTAAAAAATACGGATATGATGGTGCGGTTATTAATGACTGGGTACTGTTTTTTAATAACCAAGCCTTGAATTTCCTAGATGAGGGTAGACAAATTACAGTCTTTAATCTTTCCCAGGTAAAAAGAGAAGCTTTCTCTGAGGCCTCTAAGCCTCGCAAAAAAGGTAGATATGAACTAGATTGTGCCTCAGACGCTTCTGAGATTGAAAGAATTAGCACCTCAATGATAACTTTATTTAAGGACTATGAAAACAATGGTGAGTTGTTAATTAACATACCTAAGGCTCGTGAGGGTTTTGTTCCAGATAATCCTTTGAGGACTGAGATGTACGGAGAATATTTTCATATAGGCCCATTAGATAGCATTTACAGAAGCACTGTGACGGAAGATTTTTCAGAAGCATTTAATGAAGATATAAATCTAGAAGACTTAATATAGAGAGGGAAATTATGAGTAAGATAGTGTGTAGTCACTGTGGTAAAACTATAGTTATGCCTTTAGAAGAGGGCATTTATAAGGAAGATTGTTGGTACTGTTGTGAGTACTGTGCACTGTTTCATGAGGAGTACGAAGAAGAAACAGAGGACTAATAGAATAAAAATTTTCCAAATTTAGTGCATTTTAAGCACTTGGTTCATTATAATATAGTGTAGGGAGGCATTTATGGATACAAAAGTTAAAGTTGAGAACCTAAAAATAGGTGACAAAATTTATCACGTGCCAAAGGAATATAGTAAAGAACGTATACATGTTATAGAAAGAATTGTTACAGGAATATCTTTAAACAGAAAAGGTAATCTTAGAGCATATTTAGACTATTCAAACTACCCCGAGGCTTTTGATTGGGGTGGCTACTTTAGTTACAGTAAATCTAAAGCTCTTAAGGTATCAGAACATTTTAAAGAGCAACTACGAAATAAGGAAAAGAGAAGACAACAAAAAGACCTGATCTATCAAAACAACCAGGCCAACATTGCTACTATAGAAGACAAGCTTATGAATAAAGTTGTCATGGTGTATGTTGGTGAGGGTAGATGGATCAAAGCTACAGTTACCAATATGTGGACTTCTGACAAAAGGGGTAGATACTACTTTACTACTAGCCCAAGAGGTTCGGGAGCTTATCTAACTAAACGTGAGGGTAAGAACTGGTACTTCTGGTCTGAGCTTGACGAGCTTGAGAAGAAACGAGAAGAGCTCGATAAAAAAATACAGTCTTTAAAAGAAAAGCAAGGTAAAAAAGATGCCTAGTGATGGAAGAGTAAAAACTACATATGATTTTGATGAGGCTCTATATGAGCCTCATGTTGAGGTTATTAGTAGAAAAGAGGGGTCTAAACCTTTCTACATCATCTATAAAGATCACTATCATTTAGGCAAAGCTTTACAGAAGATTAAAAGAAGTAAAGATTTAATTGAGTTAAGCACCAATTATAAAAGATATTAATAAAAATTTATTTAGGGGGTTTTAGTATGTGGATCTTATTATTTTTTCTTGTTGTATTTTTCTTGGTATGTATTCTTGGAGCTCTTGATGAGAAATTTAATTTTTCTGATAAGATGTTAACTTTTTTGTCAGGTGGTCTTATTTTACTGTCAGTGGCATCTATTACATTAGGCATTATCTTTTCAGTAAAAGTGAGTAACCTTGAAGAAGTCAGAAGTGTGGAATCTTCAGAAGAAATTTATTCAGTTAACAGTGAGCTTGGGGTCACAGGAAGTTTCTCTTTAGGTTGTGGTAGTATCGAAGGTGAGATTTACTATGTAGTATTAATGAAGAATGACTTGGGCTACTACCAAGAAGTCTTTAAGGGGGACACTTACATAGTAGAGACTGACGATATGGCACCAGCTATTCAGCGTATTAACTATTATAGAGGTACTAATGAGGACCTTTCCGTAGTCTTTAATTTTAAACGGGTAACCAAGCCCCACTACATTATCTACGTCCCTGTTGGTACAGTTGTTATTAATTATACGATTTGACTAAGTGAAAGAGAGTTTAAGCATGCTAGATAGTACTAAAAATCAAATCTCACTAATTCTTGCAGACCCCCCTTGGAGACAAACAAAAGGTGGTAAGAAAGCTGCCCGCCCAAAGTCTAGTGGGGGTAATTTGGACTACCAAACATTATCTCTGAACGATATTAGGATTCACTTAGAGGAGTTTAATAAATTAACGACTGACAACAGCGTCCTCTTCCTGTGGACTATAGACAAATACCTGTTTGAGGCACAAAAAATTGCAGAAGACCTTGGTTATAAACTTCATGCACGTATGATATGGAATAAAGTAACAGGGATACCCGCAGCTTTTACAATTCGCTATGGTCATGAGTATTTATTATATATGTATAAAGGAAAACTGATTCCTGTAGCTAAGGACATGCGTGGCAAGGTACATAGTGTATTTACTGAACAGGTGACAAAGCATTCAAAGAAACCAGAGATATCCTTTAAAATAATCGAGGAATTATACCCTGAGTTAGTAAAAATAGAGCTGTATGCTCGAGAAAAACGTGATGGTTGGCTATCCTGGGGTGATCAGATCAAAAGTGACTTAAGTTTAGACATTGAGGTGAAGTAAAATGAATAAAAACGATAAAGTGATCCTAAATATGGCTGGTTCTTTAAGTGTTGCTACCTATATTAAACATAGCGTAGAAGTACCAGGAACTGTTATATTAGAGAGTTCTAATGGTACTTTAATCTATGCTCAACGAAAAGATGTGTATGCTAAAGAGTATATTTTAAAACTTTTTGAAAAGAGCACTAACGGTAGTGGATTCATTTATTGGGGTGAAGAATTACACGAAACGGCAGACGATATGTTTAAGGCATTGGGGTGGAAAGAAGTTGACAACGATACATCTATTTATTTAATACCTAAAGAGTCGGATATTGATGACTTATTGAATGAATATGTTGAAATAGATAAAGAGACTAATCGAATTACAGGAATTTTTATAGGCGAAAAAAATATAGAAGAAAAGCACCTTGCAATACATCAAAAACTAATAGAGTTGGGGTGGATAGAATGAACACTTATAACACATCAGCAATAAATATAGAACCACCTTGCACTCACAACGTTGACGTAAGGATTGAAGGCGGACAAGTTATCACTTTTTGCACTAAGTGTGGAATGATATTAGATACGCAACCAATTAGGGGGTTAAGTTTATGAAAGTACTAATATTAAGCGTTAGGTCAGAACACGCTTATAACATACTAACTGGCAAAAAGACCTTAGAACTGCGCAAGAGTGTGCCGAAGGGCTTTAAAGGTTGGGTGTATATATATATTACGAAGAGTGAGCCGTTGCTAACAAAAATAATTAACGAATGGTGTCTAACAAAATATGGAACTGATATGAGTCCCAACGGTAAAGTGTTTACTGTCAACGGCAAAATACCATTTAGATTTTGGTTTGATGAGTATGAAAAATTTAATAATCACTTTAACGGTGACGAATGGGTTTTTGATTTTAAAATATTGGATAACGCTTGTGTTGAACAAGATGACTTAGATATCTATTTAAGTGGCAAAAATCAAGATGGTCATTTCAAATTCGGTTACGCTTGGTACATCAAGAACTTAGACATATTTCCTAAGCCTATGCAATTGAGTGATTTTGCTAAACCTAGAAAATCAATGAAACAAGAAAATAAATATTGGATACACAAACCACCACAGTCATATATGTATGCGTGGGTTAAGGAGGAACTGAAATGAGAAAAACAAAGGGAATAAGCCAAATAATAACTCATTATTATAACGTGCCGATTGATGAGATTATAAAAGAAACAAAACAAAAAATGTTATCGCTATTGATGAGCGAAGTTATAAACGAAATCGGTTTTGATATAGAGGCAAAAATAAAGGTACATCATTATGTAACTTATTTGTTAGATAACATACAATGTTCAAAACATGATTATGAAAAAGCGATTTTAAAAATGAGATTAAACGTATATCACCCACTACCACAACAAAAACATATTTTTGAGTGTGAGTATATTGTAGAAGACACTGCGTTTCCAAGCAAAACCCTAGAGGAGGAGTTAAAATGACAGCGAAAGAAGCGTTGAAACAAATATGGAGAGACACTTATCCAAAGGCGTGTGAAACTTGGTCAGTTGATATATTAACAAAACATTGGAGAGTTGTTGAACAAGCCCTCGAAGAA